CAGTTTCTACCGCTCAATTATAGATAGATACACCAATAGTTCAATGAAAAACATTCGACGAAACTTATCAGCAATTATGAATTTTGCCGTTAATTTCTATAAATTAGAAAAGAATATTGTGAATATTGTTGAATTACCTAGAAAACATGAAAAAGTTAAATTGAAATATTGGACGCTTGAACAATTTAAGGTGTTTGAAAATGAATTACGAACACCTTCACAAATCGCACTGTTCAATATTTTATTTTGGAGTGGTATGCGTAAAGGCGAAGTTCTAGCTTTGCGCATATGTGATGTAGGGCTTGATACGGGCATGATAGACGTTAATAAAAGTTGGAATGGTAAGAAAGTAACTTCAGTTAAAAACACCTCTTCAGAACGCCGTATAAGCGTACCGAATCACGTTATAGATGTTGTTAGAGATTTGATTAAGTTTAAAAAAGAGAAATATAAATACGTTAAGAAAACGGATTACTTATTCAGTGGACGTTTTAATACCGAGCCAATCTCGCCTACTAATGTAAATATGTTGCTCAAGAGAGGCACACAACGTGCCGGATTACCCGAAATACGTGTTCATTACCTTAGACACTCTCACGCGTCTTTACTCATTAATGCGGGCGTTTCGCTGTATGTTGTGTCACGTCATTTAGGACACAGTGATATACAAACGACCGCGAACACATACGGCCACTTATACCCGAACACTGAAAATGAAATAGCTGGCTTGCTAAATGAACAGTATAAAAGTATAAAATAAAATGCTGCCAAAATGCTGCCAGTAATAAAAATTAGGCCTTATAGCGATTTATAGATTTCGCTGTAAGGCCTATTGTTATGGGCTTTATTTACCTTTCATGTTGTTATCCATATTTTTGTTCATCATTGTCATCATTTGAACGGAAATGCCTTAAACACTGATAATTAAAGCATTTTATTGATAATGTTATCAAAATGACGATAGCGTCATGACGGGCTTTATCAGCACCTAAATAATTTTTTGTTTCCAATTTGCTGCCAGTAACCTGTTTTATGTTTTGGGTGCCAAAATTGACGTGTGTTCGATTAAACATTTTAAACAAGAATATCCGTTCGAAAATTAAACGTTCTAAACCGAACGGACTTATAAAAATGAATAACTCCATTTTAAAATATTTTCCTCCTATAATTACATGTAAATTTAAAAGTTATTACCGATTTGCTCTATTTTATATACTATATTGCTTTTTATCTCTACAGTAATTGAACGCCCGATTTTCTAGCGTTTTGCAAAGCAATTTTAAAATCATTTTCAGATATAGCGTGCTGCTTTTCATATTCGTCATAACATTTCTCTAACTTGCGGCCAGTCATAATAGTTAAGTTATTAATTTGACGTTCTCCACGTCTCAATTTATATAACATGCTTTCATTAAGCCCTGTAAACCGTACAATGTCCGTAACTCTAACTTTCTTACTAAATATCAAAATGAATATTTTCTCTTCCATATCTAACATGTTTAGCACCTCATAAATAATATTGAACGTGTGCAACGTACTTATTACAGTAATTGTACTATATAACTATACATATGTACAGTAAGTAGGCAAAAATAAAGACGCTCATACTTGAGCGCCTTACCGTGTCTATCATTATTGAAATGTGAAAAAAACTGCCCGAATGTGTTTTCGAGATTAAGAAATATTAGGTTTTTGAGTGAACATGTAAATAAACGAAGAAATTACTTAGGCAATGTGCATGTCCTTACTTACTGGGATAAAAGTAAGCAAATTAATAATAACAATATCCGTTAGTTTTGTATATGGTAATTTTTTGATAAAAAAGACTACCTTATTAGGTAGTCAAGAAAATATAGTAAATTATACTGAGAAAGATACTTAATGCAAAATATTACCATACGGCAAACACTTCTAAATCAATAAAAGGAAAAATGAAAATTGAATAAGTTAAAAATTATGAAATTTAATGTTAGGAAGTAGCAAGTACGAATTTTGTAATTCGTAATAATGATAATAACACATTCTGTTAATTATGCAAATAAAAAAGCGCTACGATTTAAAAAATCGTAACGCACCGTTAAATTAAACAAAAATCAATACTACATAGAAAAGGCCTAACAACCTAATAACTATTATACCGTATTTTGTTAATTACGCAATTAAAAATAACGTATAATTTTACCATTTATAAAGTTTATACGTATTACCTTTGCTATCTAATTCAGCGATACGAATATTGTAGTCGCCTTTGAATACTGCAATATATTTCTTGCCTTTTGTACCTTTGATGTCGATTGCTGCAATGTCTTTTTCATTAGATAAATCTTGTAACTCATATTCGCCCGTACAAACGCCGTACACGATGTTTAACGGTTGATTGGAGTTAAGTACATCTTCTTTATCTTTCGCTGATACATCTTTGTCTAAAGTGTATGTGTGAGCGCCTTTTGATAAAAGTTTGACTGTGTTTTCGTAATTCATAATAATTTACCCCTTTTGTTTTTAATATAATTTTGTAATTCTTAATCGTTCGTGCCATACCCAATAATTGTCACTTGCACCATGTACACGACACCAACCATCTATAATTTCATATACATAAAATAATTGTCCTCTGCTGTATGTGATGTTCGTTTTATTCCAAGTATAGTTACCTTTACCACCATGACGTTGCAAGATAGTAGCGCCTAATGCGTCAGTTCTAGCTGCAAAATACTTATTCTTACGCCATTTTAATTTTGTTGGTGGTATTTGATGAACAGATAATTTAGGTTTAGATTTTCTCGCGATTTTCTTCATTTCTTTTGTTTGCTTACTAGCTTTTGAAGATTCGCGCGTATTTTTAGCTTTGTACGTTTTTGTGATAATTAAGCGTTCATGCCATACCCAATAATTACTACTTTCTGAATAAACGCGCGCCCAACCGTCACGCACTTCGTACACGTAAAACGGACTATATCCGGCGTTATAAACAAGATTAGTTTTATTCATATAGCCATTTTTAGCACTTTTACATATTGTTGCGCCTAAACTATCAGCTTTAGCTAAATAGTGAGGTGTTTTACTCCAAGTTAAGTGCTTAGGTACACGTTTGCCGTTTGTTTGTTTTTTACCTTTGCGTAACTCAACTTCTTTAATTTTGTTTACGTCATAACTGCCGTCAACAAATGACGGGATAATATAGTGCGTTGTACCTGCAAAGTTATCAACGCGCAATTTTGCTGGTGTATTATGGTTGCCGTCAAAGTTTTGTTCTAATACGGTTTGTGTAACTGTTCCGCCGCTATTATCCCAAACCAAATAGATATGGCCGTAAGTTGCGTATATGCCTGCCGTACACACACCAATCGAGCCTACAGGTGGTACAAAGTTAGGCGTGTTTTTGACAATCTTCCAACCTTTAGGGAATATATTTGACACGGCGTCTTTCGCATTACCCCAAAGCCTTACGGTGTTATTAGTCACGTGATATACATAATCAACCGCAACGTCCATGCACTGCTCGCCATACATTCGGTCGAAATCAATGTAGCGACCTTTCATGCTATACATGTAGTTTACTGCGTCTTGATATGCTTTTGTTGTTGGTTTCGTTGTGCTTTTGCCTTTATGTTTGCCTTTGTTACCTGCTTTTTTACTGCTTATTTTAGGCACTTTAGCACCGTCCATATATTTAGCAACGTAAGCGTCAAAATGACTTGTATTACGTCCTAAACCACACGCGGCCAATAAGTTGCCCGGGTCTTGTTTATCATACTGAATGTCTTGATGTCCGGGCATTTCTGTTTTGTAATTGATTTTCCAAAATTTTGTAAGATATGCCATAATACGTGCGGCATTGTCTAGTGATTTTAAACTACGTTTCTTATCTGTAAAGTAACATGCCTCTACACCAAACGCGGCATAATCTGCGTCAGCATGATACCACTGATTGTCTATAGTTGTATTTAACAACACATGCCAAGCGACTTCCGTAACTGGAATACAAATAATCGCCTCTTTATCATCTACAAAGATATGCGCGCTTGCTACCATGCTCCAGTCAATGTTATATGAGTTTTTATAATAATTTACGTTATCTTGTGCTGTTGTGTTAGGGTTTCCTGTATCGTGCATAACTGCGAAACTAGGTTTACCATTCTTCGTGTGTAACCTTTCGCCGCAACGACGTGTGCCGATCGGTAATAAATCATAGCGTACTTTAACGCCATTCCAAGTTTCTGCCATGTTTTATGGCCTCCTTACTCTTTATTTGGTTTTCTGTATTCTTTAGCCATGAGACTGTCTGACACGCCGTGTGTCGTTCCGTCTATTGCTGAGGTATAAATACCCACCAAGATAGCAATAATGGCTATAGGGTTGCTTATAATGTCTACAAACGCATTCCATAGTGCGCCCCAAGTTGTTAATGTGTGCCAATCAACATCTAATGACACCAATACGGGTACAATTGCACTCACAACCAATTGAATAATGGCTATAGGGTTGTTAAATCTTACGTGCCAATTAATACCTAAAAAGTTACGCATAACTTAAACCTCCTTAAAATAATAGCGAATGACAATTAAGCCATTCGCTTACTTATGATTATTGAAATATAACGGGCGCGACGTATCTCACAAACGCCTCAACGACTGCAATGATTGCAAGCGTAATCGTTGTGAAAGCTGTTTTACTCATTGTTTTATCATCATCTGTGGTGTCTATACCTTTCAACGCCTCTTTGTTCACTCTCTTATTGTTAATAAAATTAAACACTTCTTTTTCGACTTTGTTAAATCTGCGTTCAACAGATTGGTTATATTCGCTATAACTTTCGGTCATGTTATCTATCTTTTCGACTAATTTATCCACGCTATCAATAAGCCGGTTAACTGTGTCTTTAGTGTTTTTACTATCAGTGTCTAACCTAGCATTTAAACGCGTGATTTCTGTATAACGTTGGTTTTCTTTTTCTTTTAATAGTTTCAATTCTTCTTCTAATTTGTCAATTTTGTGAGATTGTTTTTTAGCGTTTTCATCATGCGCGTTTAAACGGTGTTCTATAAGCGTTTCATTTTCCAAATGGCAAACACTCCCGTCAAAGCTAAAAGTAACTGTATAAAGCCTATGAGCATGTTTGAATAGTATGTCGATGGTAAATTAGCCGTTTCAACGCTAATCATTGCAAACACAATGCGTATCGCGCCACATGCTAAAGACCCAATAATCAACATTACATAACCGGAAATACCCTCGAAAAACGCACTAAGTAATAAAAGAATTGAAAATAAGAATAAAAACCAACCTATCGTGTGAATATCCATGTATTTTTGCATATTCACATATAGGTCAGAAACATTTTTTAAATGCTGTGTATTGGCTGTAATCCAATCATATGAACGTGTAACGCCTAAGCCTGATAATAAAATAATTAAAAGTTTAACGAATACTTCATTTTGATGAAGTTCTAAAAACTTTGAGAACATTTTTATACCTCATTTCTAATAATAAAGGCGTGACTACGCACGCCCGTATTATTAATTTTCGTTAGTTGTCTCGTCTTTGGCGTTAGTTGTTCCGTCACTGTCTACGTCTTTAGCGCCGTCATCTAGGAATGTGCGTTCAACGACTTCTCTAACTACATGCGCTTTAAACCCGCTGTTTGTCATATCGTATAGCATGTTAAGTGCTTGAGAGACTTTTTCAGCCTCCTCTTGTGTTCCGAAATCTGTTGCATTCATGATGTTTGTAGACGGTTGGAAACCTCCGCCGTATTTATCTTTATACAAACCTCGTTCTTGTTTTGTCTCCACATTGATTTGTACTAAAATAATGCGCTCCGTTCTATTCACGACTTCATGTGCCATGTGTAAAAACCTCCTAAAAATAAGTATAAAAATAGTGCCGATGATTACTCTTCAACGGCACTTGATTGTTGTTCTTTGTTTTCGTTTTGTTCTTGTATAATCGCTTTTAACATTGCGTTCTCTTGTGTGAGTTTTGCAATCTCTTGTGTTAAATAATTGATTGTTAATTGTGGGTTAGCTTGTACGCCTTTATTTTCATTAGCCATTCAAATCACTCTCTTTCAATTTTGCTGTACTTTTGTATGAGAAACCATGATAAGGGAAATCTCCAAATTCTTCATGTAAGTGTAGCGTTAACATTTCATTTAGTTTGTCGCTCTTGAAATATAATTTTAATTCTTGAGCGCCTTCACGTGTAGGAATTTCTAACTCCCTAACTGGTTTCATTTCCTCCTCAAAGTAATCTCTAACATCTGTAATTATATTTGTTTCTGATAAACCGCTAAAGTTTTCTGATTGCAAATCATCAAAAGAGGCAAATACTTTTCCTGTTTTATCATCAACAAATAAATATTCTTTGCATTGATATTCATCTTTGATAAACGTTAATACGCCTAATCGTTTTAATTTATCCATTTGTTAATGCCTCCAGTTTTTCAATTCTTTTTTCTAACTCATCGTTACGTTCGATTTGCTCTTGTAACGCCTTTGTAACTGTTGATACTAATTCATATAAGTCGATACTATCTTTCTCTTTTACGTGGTCAGGTGTTTCTCTTTCTAGTATAACACCGTGTTTTTTCTGCTCTATACCTTCTTTTAAATCGGATTTATAGTTATATTCGTAAAGTTTTGTATCTTTAACAATTTGAGTCGCATTTATATTCCAATCAGTAATATTCGTTTTAAATTTTTCTGAAGATGACGGGTTAATTTTTCCGTAAAATGCGTTTGCTCTTACGTCTTTGAGTGAATAATCTCCACCATTATATAGCAAGTTATTTGTTACCCACAGCTCGCCAGTTGAAACGCCGATATAAAAGTTTTTGTTTGAATTCAATCTTATTGAATCAGCTTGGATATAGTGACACTGTAAATCTTGATAGTTAGGGTTTCCGTCGTTATAACCTTTTTCGTCAACAATACGTAAACGGCCGCCGGGTGCTGTTTGTACGTAAGCAAAATCGTTTTTAGCGGCTAAGTCGCCATAAAATCGACTGCCGTAAAAGCTGCCTGTACCGATGTCGCCGTCTTTATTAGTAGCATAGATAATATTATCTTTAGAACTTTTACCAAATCTTAGACCGGAACCATATTGAGAAGTCGAACTTGATACGTTACCAAATTTGATCACACCGTCAGTATCAGCGCCACTGTCGTTATCTTTGATGTAAAAAGCAAATTCGTTATTCCCTGTACGAGTGTTTTTCATAGGTCTAATATAGACTGAACTTGTTTCACTTTCGATATTGACCGTCGCATTTGCGTCTAACACTATTCTGTTACGTTCTGAGTTTAACGCTACCGCACCATTCGCACTATTTAATGTAATACCTCTAGTGCTATCGCTTGGCGAATACGTGTAATCAAAGAATTGCAATGTGCCGGACGCCTCATTGCTATCCCCATCTATATAGGTTGAAATACCAAAATCTGAAAAATAAAGTGATCTATTTTGTACGTTATTTCTAAATCTTAAATATCCGCCTTGTGCTCGCATAAATACATTATCTTTTTGTGTATTACCACGGAACGTTCTTTGGAATGTACCAGCCATTTCTATTTTATCTTGGCTTAAATAGATGTAATTGGTGTTATCCCCACCACGTATACCTACTTTGTTTACATCAATATCTAATCCTTCTGGGCTTAAATTCAAACGGTTGATTACTTCATCTTTACCGACTTTATCATTTAAGTTTTGAGCTACAACATTGAAGTCTTTGTTAACGGTAATATCTACCCTGTCGCCACGTAACTTAATGCCGTCTTTCCCGATGTTCATACTTTGTATCGTGCCGTTTTCATCGTAAGTGAACGTCATACCTGTTGCTACGTTGTTAGTGAAATCTGAAATCGTCTTGCTTAGTGTTTTGTTAGTTGAATTAAATTCTTGTTTCGTTGCGCGTAACTGAATATCTTTACCGTTTTGCGTAACTGCTGTGTCTAGTTGTGTAAGTTTTCTTGATGTTTCGCTAGGGTCTGTGTCGTAATCTGTTGGCACAGTACCTTTTTCTAGCTTAATGTGCGCGTTTGCTACATCTTCAATGCTTAAATCGTTGTTATCTTCAGCGCGTATTAATAGTTTTGTCTTAGCTACGCCACTATCAAACACATAACTGAACGCATCATCTACATCAACAAAGCCACTATTTTTAACTAAGTTGTATTCATTATCGTATTGATAAAAGTTCACTTGTATTTTTCTGTTTTCAAGTGGGTTGTTAACTTTAATGATGTAGTTAACCGGCTCAACGTCTATATAATCCACGTTTCTTACTCGTGTAGGGTCTGAGCCTATGGGCGTACCGTCATCAAGTTTAAATGTACCATTTTCAAAGTTGTCTAATGCTAAATAGTTACGCCCTCCAATAGTCATATCCTCAAACTGCTTGAGTGTAACTCTATCTTCAATTGAGTTAGATAACTGTTTGCGTTCACTATCTGCGTTATTTAATCTTTGAACGACGTTGTTTTGATCTGTGATGTAATCTTCTTTAGATACCTTACTGTTAATCTCGTTAGGTAGCACATCTAAAGTCGCTTTGTTTTCCTCAACTTGATTTTTAATAGGCTTTAACTGTTCATTTAACGTTTGCTCAACATCATTTTTAGTAGCTGATAACCTCAAGCCGTCTTGTAGCACTTTGATGTCGCTTTCTGTGTTTGTCACACGTGCTTTTAATGGCTCAACAGTCCTATCAATATCGTTTTGCATATCTTCCGGCGCTGGCGTCCAATCAGTAGCGACTGTTCCTTTTTCAATCTTGATATTCTCAATCGTGAATTTGTCCGTTGCGTCATTATCATTATAAAAATCTAATAACCAATCATTCGTTGCTTTGTTTGCCTCAGTAAGTGTGTAATGTAATTTTACTCGTTGTTTATCGGTGCCTATATCATTAAGTTGCTGAGTTCCAAGCATAAAATCATAATAATTGTTCGTGTCATACACTTTCAATATGTTACCTTTTTGCATTTGAACATCAAAACTAATTGTGATGTCATCGCCTAGTTTAACTTTATCGTGAATATGCTTAATATCTAGTCTAAATAATTGATTTAGGCCGTTTGTTTCATCGTCTAAATTCTTCTTGATATTCGCGCTATTCTCTAATAAGTTACGTCCGCCAACTTCAAGCCCGTCTATTTTGCGTTCTACAGTGCCTATATGCGCGCTTATTTCTTCTTTGGTATTATTTATCCTGCTATTAATTTCTTTGCCTACAACGTCTTTTAAATCACTTATTTTGCCTTCTGTATATTCTTGTAAAGATTTGCGTAGGTTTTCTAATTCTTCGCCATTCGGAAAATCTGCCGTCAATTGTCCTTTTTCACTATCCCAATGACCGTTAGGCAATGCTCTAGCTACTTCGTCCATAGCGTCATTAAATTTTTCGTCAGTATATTGTGATTGAAGTAATTTAAGACGTTTGTCTGCGCTCACTTGCGCGTCTCTCATGGCTCTGTATAAATCTTGCAATCTTTCGCGGTATGTTAAGAATAACGCTTGCGTATCAATCAATTTTCCGATTGTCGCCGTATCCTCGTTCATACTATCAAGATTGTCTTTGATTTGTTGGTATACGCCTACAAGATTATCTTGTGCATTATTTAATGCGTTTCTAATATCGCTGTCTACTAAATATTCGTTATTGAGTAGTGATGAAACTTCTTCAAGTAACTTAGAATGTTGAATATTTAAGTTTTGGAATGTGTTAGTTATTGAGTTGTATAACACGTGTTCGCGTGTCATACCGCCTAGCTGTTCAACATCTTTAGCTGTCTCATTTAACCATTCGCCGTTGTGATAACGTTTAAGCACTGCAACGTTAGGGTTGCTCGTGTCATACCAAAGCATATCTTCAATAGGATTGTCCGGCTCTGTATCAGACTTAATTATTTTGGGCTCGTAATATTCTAATTCGCCCTGTATTGCGTCGTTCACGATTGTATTAATGTTTGTCACATTGTCATTGAGTTTCTTACGAATTTCATCTAACTTACGTGTAAACTCACTACGTAACGTGTCCTCCTCGTACTCAACAACGTTACCGAATGTGAATGTCGTATCGTCTGCGATTAAATCATACTCAACGCCAATCACTTCAGCCTCTACATATAAAGGCGGGTTAAAATCTCTATCTTTTACTCTCACGATGTCGTGTAAATAAACGCGAACATCTTCGTAATACTTATGAATATCGACAGAAGATATTTCGTAAGTAATCGCCATTTGTTTTTGTTTGTTTAACTCCGTATGCGCTAAAGTTGTTAAACGCTCTTTTGTCATGTTGGTATCTTCACTCTCTGGCTCGTAAACACCCCACAAATAACGACCGGGCAAACCAAACTGTGCATGTGCCTCGTCATCTTTAACAACAACACTTATACGATTGCCTTTATCATCTTGTGGCCCAAGTGCAATTAAAGCTGTACGTACTTCGCTTGTATCAACTGTTCTTGTCAATCCTGTTAAGTCTTTGCCTTTAGTAATCTCTTTACCTTTAAACAGTGGATTAGGCTTTTTGAGTGATACATAACGATGTTCTACCGTATGACTGCCTAACTCGATGTAGAAGTCGGCAACCATGCCAAACGTTGTTTCAAGCATGCCTACAACGTCATAAGGCGTATTATATGAAGTCCATGATGTCGAACGCATGCCACCGTATTCGGTTTCACTTGACACTTCCCAACCTGTATCGGCTAACGCTTGTGTCAACGCTTGTGAAGTTGTCATGCCTTTAAACTTTTGAGGCTCTAAAGGCATAGATGTTTTTAAATCTTCTAAATATGACGCGTTACATTGTACTTCAGTAACGCCATCGAACGTATCCTCAACGTGAGAAATAATAAACTCGCGATACTGTCCGTTATGGTCTTGTGCAATAACACGATTGCGTTCACGAACATTGTCAGCGCGTTCGCTTAAAATCTGAAAGTCAAACGTCTCTGTGCTATCACTTGCGTTAACATTCAATTTCGCGTCTAACACTGCGCCGTCATCATGGCTAATGTAGTCAATGATGTTGCTGTTAAAGTCTAAAATGTGTATCAAACTGTTATCCCCCTTTCTTACAAGTATCTATCTTGCCAATAGCAAGTTGTGTCAAAAGTCTCTGTTGGCTCTACAATACATTCAGTCACGCCTTTATCAATGTTAAAGAAGTCACTACCAAACGTTTTTAAATCAAGGGCAGGTTCCTCGTTAATCGTAACTGTTTTGTCTTGCATGTTGATGTTGATAATATCGCCTTTTTTAATAATCATGTCACGCGCGTTAGTTGGTTTAGGTAATATTTCGTGGTTGTAACTGCCTAATATCGTTGTCGGCATATGGTAATACTTACCATTTTTAGCGATATAAATACTTACGGCACTAATAGGTCGTTGGTAAAAGTTACCTGCGTCATGCCATGTTTTCTCACTAACATCAACCGGTATAACACGTTTCGGATAATCAACTTCTTTATATTTCCATGTCTTAATGTAGAACATATCGCCAATACGTTTTAAACGCATATAAACAATTATGTCATTCCATTTATAAAATTTAGGCATATTCTCATAGCTGTAAATTACTTTCTGATTGCCGTTCTGCTCGTAAACAGATACATATATCTTACCGATGTTTTGGCTTGCTCTCGCGTTGCTGTAGCCAATTGAGGCAATAACTCTATTGTCAGTATCATAAATGTACTGTGTTGCATGTGTTGAACCTTTTTTACGTTGGTTAACGTGTATCTTTAAAACCGTACTAAAATCTTTAACACTACGGCCAAACGAATGTTTATACTCTGCACCATTCCAACCACTCTCAGCCGTAATACTATCGTCTTTTAACATCACAGCGTCTTTAGATGATGATAGTTCCATTGAACCGCCTACGCTACCGCCTGTGTGATTATCTGTAATGCTTGCTTGTGTTTGTTTCGTCCAACCGAATAACGAACGTAATTCATCGTTAAATAACGCCGGTTCATAGTCTTTAACTTCTTTATCTAAATCATCATCGCCAATCATAAAGTAATCTTCATCGCCTTTGGTAATCATGAAATAACTTGAATTTTTTAATGCTGTCGCCGTAACAATAATAGGCGTGTCAGCTGTACCGCTATTGACTAATGTGTCTTGGTCTGAAATAGCTGTATTCTTTGTGCCTTTCACTGCATATTTGTAGGGGTCTAGGCAAGTAAATTTTACGGTAGCACGGCCAAACGTAACAAAGTATTCTTTATCAATTTGACTGTCTAACATGGCGTAATAAATCTTGTCCGGCTCTCTATCAAATATGAGAGGCTTTGGCTCGTCTGTTGTGAGCCAATCTACAAAATCATCTGCTAAATGTTCTAGGGTCTGTGTATTGTCGTAAGCGTCTACTAAAACTGTAACCTCTATCTCTCTAGCTCTTTGATTAATAGAAGTGAGGACGCCGCCCGGGCGTCCTTTAACATCAGTAATTTCTAATTCTCGATTTTGCCCCCACGCTGAAGTGTAATCGAGATAATTGCAATAATTTTTACGCTTACCATTAAATGAAAAGTTACTCATTTATCTACCTCCCCCTTTTTTAAATTTAATTTTACGTGCCTCGATACGTTTAATTTCCGTATTTGTATCTTCAGCAATTTCTTTGGCAACGGCACGTCCGTTCATATGAATTACACTTGATTTGTTAGCTTGACGTCTGGTGTTGTCCTCAATGTTACGTGCATGATAGTTGTGTTCTTGGAGTAGTTTTTCAACTCTTGCAAGTATTTCAGTATCGTCGTTAAAGCCAAGCATTTCGCCTGTACGGTCGTAAATAGCTTTAGACTTAACTCTGTTCGCTGGGTCGTGTGAAATGACGCTCTCACTAAAACCACCTTCGGCCAACCATGCTAATTGCTTACTGTTCACAATGCCACCGTTTTCGTAACCGTGACCGTGACCGATAACGCCAAGCATACTACCACCGTAACGTGATTTCGCGTAATGAATACCGGCCATTAAGTTGTCTAAACCGTTCATGATGTTGCCGTGACCGGGCAATTTGAACGCTCTGAATGTGCTAGGTGTAACCTGTACTAAGCCTTGAGCCTCGTTACCACCACTGTTAATGTCGTGAATGCCTTGATGAGCGCCGGCATTACCGCTACTTTCTGATTGAATTTGTCTAATCCAAGCATTGACGTAAGCGCCGGACGTTGGTAAGTGGTTAGCTCTTAATGCCTTAATAACTTCTGGACGCCAAGCACTTGCTGCTTTAGACGCGCCTCCACTATGTTTTTTAAGCCAAGTGACTGGGTTGATAGGTTTACCATTCTTGTGCATTTCATAGTGTAAGTGAGGACCAGTAGACGCACCACTACTACCGGATACACCTAAGACTTGACCTGTGTGAACGTGTTGACCGTTCTTAATAAATCGCTTGCTTAAATGTCCGTAAATAGCCTCTAACGCGCCAGACTTAATTAAAATGTAATGTCCGAAACCGCCCGGCATTTCTTTGTTGTATGCTGTACCATTTAACGTTGATTGTATTTTTTCATAGATGTAAGGCAAGTCGATACCGGGGTGCGGCCAACTAAACGCATAGCCGGGAGGTGGGCCGTTAGGACTGTATGGTGTTGTGATGTTATTTAAATATTTAATATAACTACCGTCGCCACTGCCACCGTATTCATCAAGCCAACCAGTAATTTTTTTCTTGGCTGCAGCTTTTAATGATTTAGTAGCGCCTTTCATAAGTTTGAATGGCATTTCAGCACCTTTAAGGAAATTGAAGTTAAAGCCGAATTTATCTAATACCGTGTTAACTAATTTGCCCGGGTGTTCTATCCAATCTTCGACGTCTCCCATAACTTTTTTGACTGCGTTGCCTGCCAATTTGATAGCGCCTTTACCAGTTTGAATAGCATTATTTGCGCCACCTAAAACTTTGCCTCCAACTTTGGCTGCGGCATGTTTTGCACTGCCCCACATTGAGCCAAGTTTATTTTTAGCGTTTGTTACAACGTCGTTATGGTCTCCTACTTTGGCTTTCTTAGGAGATTTACCACCGCCGATAGCATTTGATACTGCACTCAATGCTTTACCTGCTAATGAGCCTAAACTGAATTGTGGCAATGTGCCTGTGTTCATCATTGCTTGTGTTTGTGCGCCACTGTGTACAGTTGAGCCTTTAGGTAGGTAAGCCATTGTATCAGTTCCCGGTGTAATGATTTGTTTACCGTTAGGATAAGTAATCATTTCATTACGGAAACCACCTGTACCGTTGCCGCGTCCTTTATCTCCAACAACGGCCATAGTGTCTTGATTAATTCTACCGTTAGACACATAACGTTTAGCGTTAGCTGTACCTGTAGACAACTTGATATGAGGTATCATGTTTTTACCCATACCTAGTTTGTTACCTACCCAGTTAACGCCGTCAACTAATTTATTCAAGCCTTTTTTAACGCCTGTAACCATGCCGGAAATTGCGGACTTGATACGACCGGTAAAGTTCCTAATACCACCAGTCATAGTGCTAAATATGCTTTTGACTTTACGCCATAAACCACTAGCTAAACCAATCACACCGGACTTAATTTTCTTCCAGTGACTTATAATGCTGTTTCTTGCTTTAGATGTGAGATTAGATACGCCGTTTTTAAGACTTGTGAACGTACGTTTGACACTGCCCCACAACGCTTTAGCAAGTGATGAAACTTTGTTCTTAATTAATTGCCAAGCACGATATAAGAATTTTCTTAAGTTAGTTGTAATTGAGCGTAAGTTTCTTGATAACTTGTTAAAGATGTTAACTACGCCACGCCATAATGAACGGGCGAAACTTACAACTTTAGACTTGATATAGCTCCACGCTTTAGTTAAAAAGCTTCTTAATTTGCTGTTAATACTGCGCACTGATTTGTATAAGTGACTAAACGCACTTACAACACTGTGCCATAATGAACGTGCGAAACTTACAACTTTAGACTTAATATAACTCCATGCTTTAGTTAAAAAGCCTCTTAATTTGCTGTTGATACTGCGCACTGATTTGTATAAGTGACTGAACGCACTTACAACACTGTGCCATAAAGCGCGTGCATAACCGACAATTTTAGACTTGATATAGCTCCACGCTTTTATAAGCCAACCACGCAATCTTGTAACGACAGTTCTTACAGATTTGTACATATGACTAAACGCGCTAACAACGCCATGCCATATGCTACGTGCAAAGCCTACGACTTTAGATTTTATAAAACTCCACGCTTTGACTATCCAACCTCTTAATTTCCCTATGACACTATGCACGGCATTGCTCATTTTGACGAATGCACTACGTACACCGTGCCAAATAGCATTAGCTAGTGAAACCGTACGCGTCTTGATGTAAGTCCACGTTTTAACAAACCAACCTCTCAATGCACCTACAACATTCTTAACGCCACTAACTAAACGACGGGCTGATGAAACGACCGCGTTACGTATGCCATTCCACAATTTAATCGAAATATTTCTTATAAAGTTCCAACTGTTAACAAAGAATGCACGTAATCCTGAAATCGCTGCTCGTACACCGCTATAAATGCGTCGTGCCGCGCCTACGACTGCGTTCTTGATACCGTTCCAAATTGCAATACTTACGTTTTTAATTCCATTCCAAATTGCAACGCTCGCATTTTTAAGCAATCGCCACTCTAATGTGGCTAACGCTTTCGCTGTTCGTACCGGGTGCAAGATAGCATTTTTAATAGCATTCCACGCTACGACTGCGGCATTCTTAATAAAATTCCAACTTGCCTGCCAAGCTGCAGCGATTCCGTTCCAAACTGTTTTGAGGAATGAACCGATAGCACCAAACGTGGCAAAGGCTGCATGCTTAATACTGTTCCAAATATTAATGACTGCATTTCTGAATGTCGCATTCGTTCTCCATAAATGGATAATTCCGGCTACTAATAAGCCGATTACTGTTATGACTATACCAACCGGACCAGTCATAAAGCGTATCGCTAAGCCTAAACCTCTTGTAGCAAGTGCGGCAATTTTAGAAACAACACTCCACGTTCTAGTTGCAGCTGTCATGATTTTAGTTCTAAGCGCTACACCAGCCTCAGTTGATGATAACAATATGAGCGCACTTCTAAATCTGAACATGCTACCAACTAAAGCACTGATAAACATTGCCGATTTAATAACGCCACTAAAGATGATAAGTGAGGCAATAACTTTACCTATCCACGGGTGTGCTTTCATCATCGCGCCCGCCCAGCCTAAGAAAGCTGTTGTGAATTTAAGCACGATAACACTAATTGGCGCTGCCGCTTTAATAAATTCGACTAATACAGTAACTAGGTTACCTATAAACTTACCAACAAGTGGTGCATTTTCACGTGAGAATTTAAGGAAGTCTTTGAAACCTTGTGTCTTAGATAGGTTAGCACTCCATTTTTCAAACTTAGCTGTTAAACCGTCTAAGCCTTTCATAGCCCACGTTGTCTGACCGCTAAATGCACGGAATAGGTTAAAGATACCTTTAAATGTGTGACTGAATATGCTACCTGCTATTGGTAGATTTTGCTTAGTATAGTTAGTAAAGTCTGCTATACCTTGTTTAGCTTGCTTGCTGTTCGCAAACGTATTAAAGCGTTGAGCCATACTTTGTAACTGTCTGCTCATGAAACTAATTAATGGTCCTAGCTGTCTGACGATTGCAGCTAAACCATCACCGAATAATCCTCCAGCGTTTAACACGTTTCTGAATGATGATACACCGTAAGTGTTAAGCATATTGAATACGCCTTTAGCATTGTTTGATGTTCTCAACCAATTTAACATCTTACTGCTTGCACCCTCGATGAGTGTAGCTGTTCGTGTTAAGAATGGATTGAGTTGTCCTAATGCGTATCTCGCTCCATTAATGCCATTCGTCATTGTGTTAAATATGGCTTTTTGGTTTTGAGCAATTAAAGCCTCCCAATCACCTTTAAGTCCTTTCAACGCACCTTGATAACGTCTAACCTCGTTCGTAACTCTAAGCTGTCCGTCCTCAAGCATTTTTAAAGCGTATTGCGCTTGTCCGCTAAATGCTTTGACTGCACCTAATGCAATAGCATAAGCGCCACCTAACCCAACGGCTGCACCACCAACAGAAGTTAATCCGTCAGCAATTCCCATGATCGCCGTTGTAGATGTAGCGGCTACGGGAACCATTGCACTAATTAATGGAATTAATACACCACCGAATAGGTGTTGTCCGACTTCTTGCATGTTACGGAATACAGTTCCCCAACGGTTAAACGTATTCATCGCGTCAGTCCAACGATTTTTAATACTACCCGTTGCTTTGTTCATTACATTTTTAAAACTGTTAAATCTGTTTTGTACACGTGTAACGCTAGTACCCATGTTGTTAAATTCACTACGTAATAGCGTTGCATGTTTACGCACACTTCCGAATGCGCTTGCGCTTTGTTTTGGCAAACGACTAAAGTCAACTTCTTTAATACGGTTGTTTAAATCATAAAACGTTTTGTTCGATATTGTGCCCGTATCACGCAATTCTTTTTCAAATGCGCTCATTGAGCCTCGAACGCGGTTAATAGCATTCTTGTAATTGTCAAAGTCTTTAGCGCTCATGTTTTGGCGCATTTGTCTAAGTGATAGATTATTGCTATTGATAGACTTCTGTAAGTTAGCGAACTGGTAAGATACGCGTTTAATATCGTCCGGCATTTCTTCAGCGAAACGAATTGAGTTAATCTTATCTAACTGACCTCTTAACTTACCAAAGTCTTTGGATATTAAGTTAACTGATTTTTTAGCTTTATCATCTAACTTTGAGAAATCAACACGATTGATAGATGTTTCAAGTTTACGGAAACTATCCTCACTGACTTTTCCAGTTTCTTGAAACTCTTTTTGTGCAACGTTTAACTTCTCTTGCAAACTAGATAAATCTAAATGGTCGCCGAAACCATCTAAACGCTGTTCAACTTTACCTAATGAGCCACTCATTAAGTCAAAGCGCCGGTTAACGTTGGCTGTTTCTTTGTCTGCTACAGCCTCGAACTCTGCTAACTTACGCTCCATTCTATCTACGCCACGATTGAAATCACGTACATTAGCGCCAAAACCTATCTCGACTTTGTTTACTTCTGCCATTAATCCTCCCCCTTTCTTATCTGTTTTCTAATGCTTTAAGTTTTTCTAAGCTATCCCACTCAAGTTTTTGGTTGCCAACCATTTTATGCTGCTTACCTCCTGCGCTTAAAACTGTATTTCGTTTTTCTGGGTTGATTTGTTTCATGAATTTCTCGTTTTGTTTTTGTGCTTCTTTGCTGTCTGGTTTCGCTAACATTCTTGAAATATGGTCTAAGTAAAGACGTTGCGCCTCGTTGTTCGCGCGCTGTTCGTCTTTTTCAAACTCGGCGATGAGATAACCTAAGCAATCAACAAAAGGGGTTTCTAATACTTCCTTACGCCCGCCAAGTACCGAAGAAAGTTTATAAACCAATGTGTCCTCGATTTCCAAGTCTGACGACTGTTCTTCATTTACGCTTGTTCGTCGTTCGTTCTTAGGAAGCTGAACGCCTTTCCCATTTGACTTGATAAGCGTTGAATACGTTTAACAATCTTCTCAACGTCGTTCACTTCAAAGATTTGTTCAATGATGTCAAAGAAAGTATCCATATCTTGGTTTTCGATCAATACGCGTTCAATACCTGTTGCGATTGACGCAATTTCAATAACACGTTCTGGTGTTTCTTCTGATAAGAAACCTACAGCTTCTAAGATGTTGAATACGTTGAAATCTTCACTGCGTACTAAATCTTGAAATGTGAAACCTTCAGCATATTCGCCAAATAAGTTTTGAACAGTTTTCTTGAAGTCCTCGTTTGCTTGTAAGTCTTTGATTGTTGCGTTTACAACTTTTGTTAATTTGCCGAATTGAGATGGTCGAATTGGTTTAATTTCTACCTCTGTTGATTGTGGCAATACTTCAATAGTGCCGTTTCTGTTTTCTTGTACTGATTTAATATTGATTACTTTACTCATGGTTAGTAACTCCTTTATTTAATGGTTTTCGTAAATTTTTAATTGCAATAAAAAAAGGGGCGACCTTTCAAAAGCCGCCCCGAACTGATGTTTATAAAATTATTAGAACATTATTCAAATACTCGTTAGTTAAAGTTGAAAGGTTGAAATGAGGTATTTTTCCGTACCTCGAATGTCGTTGTGTTTAAAATACAATTTAAAGGCGTATATAAGCCCGATAAATAAATTAGGTATTATCTATCCTAAAATCATTTAAAACCTTATATACGCTTTCTATTTGTTAAATAAAACTATGTTTATTCTGTAGCACTTTCTGATGTTTCGTTAGATGTTGATGTGCTTTCGCTTGTAGATGTTCTTGTGTCTGGTTGTGTTCGACCGCTACCGGATAAGTCGCCCATAGAAGGGTTATCACTTTCGCCACCGATTAATTTTTCATAGCTAGGTAATACACCGTTAGGGTCGTGTTTGCCTGTGAAGAAATAGTTGCCCGGTTTGTTAGCGTCTGCGTTATCACGTGCGTATGCTACAAATTCCATTTCAAATGAACCTTGCTCGTTTGCAAATGAACGTTCAACATCTGAGTTAGTTGCAACTTTGTAAATGTTGATGTCTCTTGAGTGGTCTGTACCTGCGAAACGTGGGTGGATACGCATTGATTTAGCACGCTTACGGTTAGAAGCGCCTAGTGGTGCGTCAGTAACGCCTGTAACTTTGTCGCCGTCTTTAACATCTGTAGTACCTGCGATTGCAAGTTTTAATGTGTCAATTGTTTCTTGACCTGCGACTACTGTGATAGTTACTTCATAGCCAATAACACGTTGGTCATAAGGGTTATCCCCATAGTCAGCGAATTTAATATCTTCAAGTGTAGGCTCAAACTTAACTGATCCGCCTTCTACTTGAAGATAACTGTCTTTGTCTCCGTTTTTACCGTCGAATTTAATGATGTCGTCGCCCTCGCCGATGATAATATCAGCTAAGCCGAACATGATTTCATCTTCGCCGCTACGTGTAGCTTGTGCAAAGTGTTGTAAGTTTAATTTATAAGCTAGGTCTGGACGTTTAGGCATGTTAGGTTTAAAAGCACTAGCTTGTTCTTTCATGCGTCCTGCCTCAGCCGTGAACGGTGCAACTTGTTTGAATTGCATATTTTACTCCTCCTTAAATCATATAAAAAGACGCATAGCATTTATGCGTCCTGTACTCGTATGAGTTTCGCTTCAAAGTTGAGAGAATACTCCATAACGTAATCGTCATTTACGCCTAATAAAGCCGGTTCATGTAACGCTCGTATGAAGTAAACTCTAACCGGAAACGTTTTTGTTTTTAGTTGAATTTGCATGACTACGTTTTGTAGCTTGTGCAACGTGTCTTGAATGTCATAAGCAATCTCTGTCGCCTTATCAAAGTCTGATGATTTAACAACGATTTGAAAGTTATCATAAGTTAAAACACCCTCGTAAATGCTCGGTGCGCTGCCCGGTGTAGAATATACAGTTACAACATCATCTTTTTCAGTTGTGTAGTTAATACTGAACAGCATGTCAAAAGGGTCTTTGTTTTGTAGTAATTGCATAATGTTATATTCAATCATTTAATCAAGCCCCTTATATGTGTCAGCTATTGCCTCGCCAATGTTATTTTGCCAATTCTCTTTGTTGATTAGCTGTGCATTGCTGAGGTATTTTCTTCCGGGTCTAAAGCCGTTAACTTCCGGTTTTGCACGTGTCACTTCGCCTCGACCATCAATATAATATCCTTCATACTTAACGCCGTCCTCATACTTGTGCCATGTACCAAGTCTCGGTTGCTCCTCGTGTCTACGCAACGCATAAACGATATTAGATCCAACAACACCCGATACATAACCATTATCATACGTCGCTCTTGAGGCGCGTATACTGTTTTCAAGTCGTCCTTTATCTCTAGGCGATAATGCTTTAGCGTCTGCCTCTGTGTTAAGCAACACTTCATTAGCTGCACGTTTAATGTTTGATGCTAGTTGTTGTTGGCGTCTACCAAGATTAAGCTGTAACGCTCTAACCTGCTTTGTGTCTATATCTATATTACGTTTATCCATCTATGGTCAACGTCCTGAAATAGACTTTACTCGCTGTTAGATTTGTCGTTTCAGCTATCGCTTTGATAACACCTTTTTTAACTTCGCCACTTATGGTTGTATACTCGACTTCTTGCCCTTCTTGAACATCAACGAAAGGCATAACGTCAACCTCATCTCTTGCGTCATCAACGCGTAATTGGTAAGACTGACGTTCTTCGCCGTGTACACGTGTACGGCACTGAAATTCTTTTTGGGTAGTAATTGGCTTACTATACTTATCACGCATAACTCTGCCGTTATTATCCAACTGTGGCACGCTCAACATTAAACGCTGTTTCATAGCGGGTCTTATATTAATCGACCTACTCTTAAATCGCTTTGAACATCTTGCTCAGCTAACGCCTCAATTATCGCTAGAACATTAGGACTTAACGTATCTTTATCTAGTACGGCTTTAACATCTTTGACGGTGTAATCAGTAATGCCCTGTCGTCTCATCATGGCTATGCCTTCATCTTCGCCCTCTAGGTTGTATAAAGTCTGTAGCGCAACCATACGGGGCGATAATTCAACGCTAGGGTATTTGATTAAGACGTCGTTTATTTCCTCTTGAGCATTGAATATATACTTTTCAGCGTCATCTTTGCTCAATTCTTTGTAAGTTGAGGGCGTCGGTATCTTCTCAAGATACTTAATAACGTAATCAATTGTCATTGTCATCAACCTCTATTCAGCTTGTTCTAAGGCTTTGACGTAATCGACTTTAACGGGGTGTCCGTTTTTGCCTGTTGCTTTTACATCAAGATTACGTTCTTCAACTAATTTTTTTAACTCTGCTGTAGTCTTTTCGTCATAATCAACATCTGACTTTTGAGGTTGTGTATCAGCTTGTTGTTGTGTTGGCTCTAAATAACGTTGAATACGGCTAGCGTCTGCGTCATTTAGTTTGATTGTTTCGCCAATGGAATATATCGCGCCGTCAAACAGAATGTTAGCTGTTACTTTGTATTCACTCATGATTTACAACCTCCTTATTGTGCTGACGCTGTGTTATCTGTGTTAGATGTGCCTTCAGATGGATTAGATACAGTAGTTTTATCTTCAGACTTAACAACATCTAAGAATACTGTACCGTTTAGGTTTTTAGTAATAGGTAATGCAACTTCGCCCACGATAGTTTTTTCTGTGTGAGGGTCTTGTGCAATTACCGGCTCAACGAATTTGCCTTTAGCGTAATTGTTTTCAACAGACGGGCCACTTAAAGTTGAACCTAATACTGACGCACGTAAAACAACGCGGCCGTCAGCTAAGTGTTTGTACACTTTGTTTGAGCCGTCTAATTGTTCGATAGCTGTTTCACTGTCGTCAACTTGAATAGCCGGGATACCAAATTCATTTAACAACTCGTTAAAGTCGCTATCACGTACTAAACGTGGAGAACGGCTATCGCCATATAATTCTGTTTTAATTTGTCCGGAACGTTTCATTTTCGCAAGTGTTTTACTATTCATGTTGATAACTTCCGGTTTAGTATTACCATTTGTTTTTTGGTATTGCTCAATAGCTAGTAATAAATCAGTGATAGGTGTTGCGTCGTCAGTACCCCACTCATTTGTAGCTACTAAGTCATTCGCTTTAGGACGTTCTAACTCGAATGAGATTTGTGTTTCTGTTCTAGGGTCGTTGTATTCAAACTTACCTGCATACGCCATTTGCGCACGTAAGTATTCTTTTGTTTTCTCAACGCCTTCGCTTAAATCATTCGTATTCACTAACACGTTTTTGATGATTGCTGATAATTCATCTTGTGAACGTGGGTTGCTGTAACGAATTAATTCACTTTCGTCTAAGAAATAAGCGTCTTGAATTTTAGTTAAGCGCGCCATTGCTTGTTTGCCCTGTCCTTTATTTCTGATTGGAGAACCGGAATTAAAGCCAGTAATTGACGCGGCAACGTTTAATTGAGTTTCGATGATATTGTAAACATTTTCAATATCTTCAACTTGTTCAGTAGGGAACGCTTGCGCTAACGGAAATAAACTAACGTCGCGGTCTGCGTCGCCTTTGTTAATGAATGCTTGTAAGGTAGCCTTTTGGAAAGCCTTATCTTCTAATACCATTCATATGCCTCCTTATAGTTAAAATGATTGATAGATACGATTAAATATCGTAAGAAATACGGCCTTTTGTAGCCTCTTTGAATGCGTCTGTAGCACCGTGAATGCGTTCAGGTCTTACTGACGCTTTACGCACTGCTGACACTTCTTCGTTTTCGTTAGGGTACACAACAACCTCATTCGCTGTTAATACACCTGCAACGATGTTTGAAGTGCTATCAGTAACCAACTCATATAAACCAGTATCTCCATTACGTGAAATAGCTGTACCTGCTTTAACTGTTGTTGGCTCTTTGAATTTAGACGCGTCTAACACTGGATTACCTACAGTGTATTCTAAATATTTAGCGTCGCGTAAAAATTCTGGATTGAAACCAAATTCATTAATTACTTTTGGTTTTAAACTCATAGGGTTTGACCTCCTTATTATTTGTTGTTGCCAAATAATTCATCATAATACTTCTCGCCTAATGCGTTAGCGTCAGCCTCTGAGCCACTGTTACCTTTGCCATTACCTGCGCTATAGTTCATATTACTGTTTGAATTGTTTTGACCGTCGGCATTGTTTGAGCCGCCTTTATCATCGTTATCAGATACGAATAGATAACTTTCATTTTCTTTAAGGTCGTCTAATTGCTCTTTTAAGCCACGTAAACCTTTTTCACTATCAAACGAAATGTTGTCGCGGTTGACTAACGCCATGACTGCTGTTGTATTTTTAGCGCCTGCACTGTTTAGTTCTTTGTCAATTTCATATTGCAATTTAACCTCGTTCATCTCGTCAATGTGTTGTTGGTCTTTTTCTTTATTGGCTTGCTTGAGTGCATTAATTTGCTCCTCTAAGTTTTCGCCTTTGCCGACCTTTTCTTTCAAGTTATCTAACTCATCGTTTTGTTCGTTGATACGTTTACGATAAGATTCAACTTCTTTCTTATTTTCTTCGGCTTTTCGTTTTTCTTCATCAACGCTATCTTTAAGACTTTGAACGTTCTTACCGTATAACGTCATAACTTTGTCGATGTGTTCATCATCTATACCGATGTTTTTGAGTTCATCTCTACTAAATGCCATAAATTTCGCTCCTTACGTTTTGATAACGGTGTTCGACACCGATAGGATTATCCGTTGACGCCGGACTTACGTTATCGCCTTTTAACGTCATGCGATGAGGACACAACAAAAAAGGCCAGTCCGCCTTTATCGCGAACCAGCCTGTATACGTATAAGTAATATAATCTAATAAAATAAACTAAATAAAATGATACATAATAATGTTTTTTGTATTTATCGCCATTGCGATATGACTATATTATAACGAAATGCGTTACTAATTACAATCATAGTCACGTCTTTTGTTATATAAAGTGACAATAACAAGCCTATTACAGTTTCAAAGACTGTTATAATAGGCTTTCGAGTGATTTTATTTAACTTTATATCTAACCTTAATTGTGTCACTTTACAAACGACTTAAAATTTTTTCTTTAAATTCTTCTCTAGTCATCGAAACTGCTTTGTGTTTCTTTTTGCTTTTAGTTGCTATGCTTACATAACGGTCAATCATTTTTCCTTCTTCATACCAACGTTGTTGTATTGTAGGCTTTTTGCCTCTTTTATTATCTTTTTTAGCTTGTTCTAACATTTCTTTTTGTTTATCAAGTGTCAATTTAGTCATTTGTAAGCACCTCTATTTCTATATAATTCCAATTTTCAACTTTATATTTACCAACAACTTTGTAATCTACATCTTTGTTAAGCAAAAATTCATTTTCATTTGGTGCGTCTGATAGATGTTTAATGTATGCACCATTAGCGCCTTTAGGAACGTTAACAATAAGTCCATATCTTCGATTATCAAAAATATCCTGCTCACTATCTAATGCTGCTAATGATGAAAAGTCTCTAGCTACATCATTGGAAAGCGTTGTGCTTTTAAATTGCAAGAATGATTTTGTCTTTTGTTCCCCAACATCAATCATATCAAACTCTAATTTGCTCAAACCTCTAAATGCTAGTAAGTCATTTTGCAAATCAAATTTATCAATAGCGCTTTGTATGTTGTCAATGTGTTCTTGAATTTCTGGTAATATATTATCATCATTTAATAAAGCTAAATTAATCAACTTACCAATGTTAGTTGTATAAGCATTTATTGATTGTTTTTCTTTTTGAGATAATTGTTTATCCCAAACAGTTGACGAATAATTATATAATTCTTTTTCCATATTTTCTTTACTTCCATTATCTTCTTTCGAATTAATTATAACATCTTTATTGTCATTTAGTGTACTTTTTCTAACTTTAAATTTATTCATTTGTGCTAACCACTTGTGATATTGCCATTTATCAGCATTCTTAAATTCAGTAAATGATTGTGGGCCGTCTTTACCTAATTCAGCTTTTAATTTGTTGAACGTGTGTCGTTTGCGTCTTGCTTTAGACTTTGCTTTCTGTTCAGCGTCATAACGTTTCTTTTCATTCTCTGAACGTGGGTCTTTATCTGGGTTGAATTGTCTTGCGTTAGCTTTATCTTGTTCTAATTGCTCGGCGCTTTTGAATTTTACGATATATGGTCTAAAGTTACAACGGCAATGCGGGTGCTTAGGAAACGTCTTGTATAAGTCTATGTGTGGGAAATCTGGGTCGCCTCGCTTGGTACTGAATACAATACCCCTATATCTTGCGCACTCATGACACGTTGGCACATTGCCTGTAACAATCACATGCTTAACGTCCATTTCTTCATATCGGTTAAGGTGTCCATGATTAGTAGCTGTCTGTATCTTCGTTTGTGTAACTGCGTTCGCGTAAAAGTCTAAAGGCAAGTGTTTGCCGTCTTTAGTAACAAAGGCTGTCATACCTCGACGGCCAAACTTCTGACCTACACGCTTAGCTATTTGCTTATCAGTCATACCTACAATCATACCGTTCGCTATCTCTTGCTTAACTTCATCAATAGCTAAATCAATATTCTTTATAGAATACTTTTCAGCTGTACGAAAGGCTGCAGCTAAATCGCCTAACGTATCAGATACGATATTACTTATTGCCTCTGTGTGTAACGGCGCTTGCATTATATCGCCTATATTTATGTTAGATGTCAAAACGCCTATACCTAACTGGCCTAACTGTTGTATAGCATTTGTCACGCCGCTAACATAAGCCTCTTGTAACATCTCCGGTATTTGTTCAGACGCTATAGCCCCTAACTCATCATAGATTTGCTGCACGGCTAAAAACATGCGTTGCGTGTTCTTCTCGTCGTATATATCGCCATTCTCTATAATGTTTGTTATCTGTTCAGTGGCATACCGTACAATAGCGTCTAATTTCTCTTGTGTTAGTGCCATTCATTACACCTCTATTCACTATCACTGTTGTCATCATCTTCATTGTCGTCATCATCGTTATCAGTAATAGGGTTGCCGTTTGCGTCTCTGTTGTTCATAAACTGTGTTAACGTCATTGCGCCATTGTCTTGTGTCATGCTGTCTGTGTTGCTTTTCTCATCTTCAATGCGTTGTAACTCCTCTTGTACCCATTCTTCTGATTTGTCCGGATTATTAGCGCGCACTGTTTCTTCAAGTGATTGTACACCTGCATTGTATTTAGAAATGTTGTCAGTAGATAATTCTTGTTTAGGTTGCGGTAACATGTCTTTAAGCATGATGTTAGGGCGTTCGATAATCACGCTATCGTCTTTTTTATTCGCAAACCATAACGCACTTTCAATCACGTCTTTAAGAAACTCAACGTATTCATCGCGTACGCGTTCAGATTTGATGATAGATACAATTAAGTCATAGAATTTAGCTGTACCACTTTGCGCGTTTGCTGTGTCGCGTTTAACTAACTCCATAGCGTTCTCTGATGTTTGTGTCTCTGCAAGCATAGCGCGAACAATCTCTTTGACGTAACTCATGTCGCCAATCTTCTCTGTATCAATCTGATGTATCTCCATAGACTTACCTGTAATCTCATCTATTTCAGTAACTTCAAGTAGTTCGTGGTCTATTTTGTTTTCATCGCCGTACTTATCCATTGCGATTTGTTTAAGTGTATTCATTGTGCCTTTAGGGATTGATATTCTAGGCTTGCCGTTACGCTCGAACGTTTGTGCTGCTCGCGTTAAAGTCCAATTGACTTCCTCTTGTTTCGCGTCCATGCCTTTAAGCGTACTGTTGCCTAACTCATTCATGAATGTAGGATTGTTCGGTAAGTAACAAACGAACGGGCGTTGTCTGCCTACGAACGTTTTGGTTAGTACGCCATTTGTAAATGTTTCGCCTAGTCGTAACTTATCCTCGATAATAGCTGGGTCATCAACTAACTCTAATTCGTTGTTGTAGTTACGTGAATACAGTCTGTCGTACGTTGTTACACTTTGGCCGTCTTGTCTCTCTGTGTACACATGAACGTAACTTACTCTGTTAAAGTTTTCTTCTGGTGTTTGTGGTAACTCATAAACTAAGTCAACGCCTAAATCATCATCATGAGGATAATACATATTACGCTCTTTAACTTCAATTGAAATCTGGTCGTTACGCATACTAGGTACGGCTACTATTCCGCCGTCTACTTGTAGTTGTGTAATGTTCATATAGTGATTAAGTTTACTGTTATGAATAATCTGGTCGATAGTTGCTTGTTGAGGGTCGTGTACAGTTGAATTGAAGTCATCGCTGTCTGTTGTTTCGTACATATCACTCTCTGTGCCATTCTCAGCTTGTTGTGTGGTTTGTGTTGTATCATTCGGTCTATTTGTATTCGATTGTGTTTGCGTTGCTGTATCGTCCTCTAAGTTGCCTTCTGCTTTATCCATTTCTTGTTGACCTAAACTATCTGGCGTATGATTTGTTTTAATCTGTCCGATAGAACGCGCAACAAACATGCTCGGTACATCTACAATCATTTTAGATACATTGAGCATAATGTAAGGTGTACGTACGTTTTTAGGGCTGTTCGTGTTGCCGTCTGCGTATATGTCTATAATTTCTCCGCGTCTTATTAAGTTCTTCGCTCTAGGGAATATCTCAGCATGGTTGCCCTCGTATAAATCTCTGTAGTAGTACATGTCGCCATGAACGTCAACAATTGTTTGCTTTCCAAATACGCGCCAATCAAAGTTATCAGCACGATACTGCATGATGTTATTATTCATTGTCTTACCTCCATTTTTTACACGCTTTTTGGTGTACTTTAACTCTATTTTAAATGATACTAACGCAAAGCGATACACATAGATAAAAAAGTAACCGCACTCGTTAATTGAGTACGGTTATATTTACCAAATATTCACGCTAGACACTTGCGCTCTAGGTCTTTCAGCGAAATAATTAAGTGCTTGTGTCATTGCGTCCACTGTATCGTCATGAGCCGCGTTATTAAAGCCTACAACTTCTTCTACCATGTCAGACAAATCTCTGATGTTGCTTTTGAAATAAACGTTGCCCGCCTCTAATAACGGCGTAACTGAAAAGGCTCTTGCCTCTTTACTTTCTCTAGGTGTAATTGGAACAACGCCACTTAATTTGTTTTTAAGTGTGTTAATAATAGCTGGACCATTTGCCTTATCCTCAATCAAGATACGCCTACATCTAGGATATTTGTTACTAAGATTGATAACAGCTTGCATACTTTGTGTGAAGTCCATTTGCGCACGTACCATGTCTATTAAGTAATAGTTTGCGCCTGTCTTTTGCCATACTTGTCCGACAACATAGTCGCCACTATCACTATCTTTAAATGTCATATCCCAACTCATAAGCATATCTTCATATCTTGTTGGTGGGTTATCGACGTACTGTAACCATTCACGTTTGAATATGCTACCTTCTGCCGGCGCGGGTCTTTGTTGATACAACGACGCCCACGTACGTGACCCAACTTCAATTTTTTTATTCTCTGCCCAAAATTCGTCAAAGCCTAATTCACGCGATAATGGTTCGCCTAACTTTCGACCTAATATATCGTCTGCATCTTCTGCGATTGCTGGCAACCTTAATCGTTCCCATTCAAAAGGACTGTTATCAAGTAAACGTCCGACAAAATCATCTTCGTGCCACCGCGTCATAATAACGATAACGCTTGCGCCTTTGTGTAAACGTGTTGACAATGTACTTTCCCATTCTTGCCATACACGCTCACGCATTGTTTTTGACTGTGCGTCTTGTGCGTTCTTGATAGGGTCATCAATAATAAGTAAGTCAGCACCTTTACCAGTAATCGAACCGCCGATACCCGTACTTACCATTCCGCCTGTATTATTTAAAACACTCCAGTCAGCAACCGAACCGTTATCGTCTGCAATTTCAACGTTAAATACGTCGTGTGAGAACTCAATAAACTTATTACGATTTAAACGTCCAAACGTTCTTGCTAGTCCGTCTGCGTATGCTGCTGTGATTACTTTCTTATTAGGGTGTTTACCCACAAAATATGACGGAAATGTTTCTGTAACTGTGAGTGACTTACCATGTCGTGGTGGCATTTCAATAATGATATGTCGCTGTTCGCCGTCTACAATACGTTGTAACTCACTAGCGATTAGTTCAGTATGTGCTAATGGTTCATAGTTGCCATGATGTACTAGACGCAAGTAATAACTGTAATGCTTACGCGCTAATTCGATAGCTGCCCTCTCTTTAACTTCATTAGGGATATTAGTCATAGCCTGCCAGCTTTTTAAGTTCATCTTCAGTTAGGTTAGCGTAATGGTTAACGTTACTATCTACGCGGCCTGTATGTTCCATACGTATTTTTTCATTCCAACGTTCTGGGTCTTTAACTTTAAGCGCGTAAATAATTGCTGTTGTGTCCGGCCCTACTTCTTTTTCTGTCACTTCAATACGCTCGACAGTGTTACCGTCTTTGTCAGTTGTCTTGTAACGTTTTGTGTCTCGTAATGTGTAACCGTTAATCTTTTTCATAAGCGCATTTTCGATGTATTGTACTGTGCGCTGCTGCCCGTCCTCAATTGCTTGTGCAATTTCCGGACAACGATGTATCCAAGCGTATAACGTTGTGCGATTAATACCGATACGTTGTGCAAGTTCTTCGTGCGATATGCCCTCGCCTTTCCAAGACTTAATCTGCGTTAACTTATCCTCAGACAACCATTCTTTATAGTTTGTTACGCGTGCTCTACGTTTAGCCATTTCTACACCACCTTACCTATTTATCAGCGAAAGAAATTCGTTTCGTAATTGTGCGCTTTCTTTAAACTCGCCACGAACGGCACTTGTAGTCGTTGATGACGTAGACTTCTTAATACCACGCCCACACATGCACATATGTTGAGCCTCAACAACAACCATGACGGCTAGTGGCTCTAGTTCATCATCAATCGCGTTAGCTATTTGTGTCGTTAAATGTTCTTGCACTTGGAAACGTTTAGCAAAGCCGTCTACCATGCGTCCAAACTTACTTAACCCTGTGACTTTCTGACTTGGAATATAACCGATATGCACGCGCCCATAAAACGGTGCAAAGTGATGTTCGCACATTGAGTTGAATTGAACATCTTTAACAATGACTAACTCGTTATGGTCTACATCAAACGTTTTTGATAAATGTTTTTGAGGGTTTTCGCGATAACCCTCTGTGTATTCCATGAACGCTTTTACAACTCTAAACGGTGTTTCTTGTAGCCCGTCACGCGTAACATCTTCGCCACATAGTGTAATGATGTTCTCAATGCCATTCATAGCATTTTTGATGTCGCCTACACTTGCGCTTTCATTATGTTTTCTAATCTTTTGTAGTTGTTCATCTGTTAAATTATACGCCACGTTTATTCCCCCAAACGATTGCATGTAGTTGTGGTAGTGCTTGAACGTCGTTAAACTCCGGCTCATTGATAACAACTTCCCACAACTCATCTAATTTATCTAATAGTTGTCTTGTAATGTCTTTGTCAGTGTATGGCTCTGCGTTGCCTACAGATAAGTAGTAAGGAATGTTTTTGCCTCTGTATCGTGCGAATACATCTTTTGCATATTGCTTATCTTCTTCGTTGAAATAGACGATTTTAAGACTGAAATTGACATTTGCTTGATATAAGTTATCGACAATCTTATCAAGCATGACAAAGTTTGTTTTCATTGTACTGCTAGGCGGCTTTGGACTGATTGTTAAATCATCAATATCGTAAAACCATTCTTTCCAAATACTACCCTGCGTTTCAAGTCCAACTTTAACGTCATTCTTATGACAAATATCAATAAATTCTTGCATAGCACGTCCGATTAAAGCAGGATTGCCTCCGCTTATTGTAACGTGGCTAAATGATTTGTCGCCCGCTGTTTCTTTTAATAATTCAAATAGTTCTTCAGCTGTTGCGCGTCGTACATTATCTTTTTCGCTACCGTCCCACGTGTAAGCTGTATCACACCAAACGCAACCATAATCACAGCCATAAGTACGAACGAACATAGTCTTTTTACCAATAACCATTCCCTCGCCCTGTATTGTTGGTCCAAACACTTCTAAAAAAGGTATCTTAGCCATTAAAACTCGCTCCAATCAATATGTTTGTTATTAAAGTCACTTTCTTTATCCACGTAAGCATGTTGTGTTTGTTCCTCGTCGTATTCGTCCGGTAACTGTTCACTATATGTCACATAACTTGTAGGCGTTTCTCTAACGATAACTTGTAATACGTGTGGTTTATTATCATATTCCGTTAGTGCCTCACGTACTGCTTTATAAATCGTCTTAGCAACTACTTCTGTTGACGGTTGTTCGCCGTTCCAATCAAAGTCGTTCATTAGTGTATGGTCGTATTTGCCATGCGCTATTTGTTTTAATTCTTGGAAGTTAACTAGAAAACCGTTGTCCTGTAGATTATCGCCGACAATTGTAATGTTTACAAAATACGTGTGTCCGTGTACGTTTTGACATTTGCCTGCACTCTCGTGGCCGATATAATGCGCCGCCGCAAAGTTCATGTCTTTGTTTAATTCGTATTTATAATTATGTGCTTTTACTGGATAAAATTGTTGTAACATCTATAAGCCTCCTTTTAGAATTGATTGATATATGCCATTGTTTTTTGTTTTTGCAAATTGTTTTCTCGCAAATTCTTCTAACCCTTTACGTCTTAACTTACATGCCGGACATTCGCCACACCCTTGACCGATAACACCGTTGTAGCAAGTAAGCGTGTTTTTAACTATATATTCTAATTGACCTAACTCGTGTGCCATTTCCCATGTTTCTGCTTTGTCTAACCACATTAAAGGCGTTTCAATTTTGATTTGTTTGTCTAGTCCAATCGTTATCGCGTCATTAAGTGTAGTCACAAAGTCATTACGACAATCGGGATAACCACTAAAGTCTGTTTCACAAACGCCTGTGACAATAGTATCAGCCTTACGTTGATAAGCGACAATGCTTGCCACTGTTAAGAACAGAATATTACGTCCAGGAACAAACGTATTAGGTAATCCTGTTTCTTTGTCTGTTTCAATGTTCATATCATTACGTGTTAATGCGTTAACAGTTAAATCATTGATTAGTGATACATCAATTACTTTATGATTAATACCTAAATCTTTTGTAATTTGTTTTGCTACTTCTACTTCATTATCATGTCTTTGTTGATAATAAAATGTGATAGCTTCAACTTCGTCATAATGTTTCATAGCCCAAAATAAACACGTTGTGCTATCTTGTCCGCCACTAAATACTACAATTGCTTTCGTCATGTTTACCGCCTCCTGTTTTAATTTCTGCGCCTCATACAATGCTTTAAGGAAGTACGCTACCATTCAAGCACACTCCCACGATGTCGTTTTTCTAAATACTTGCCTAACTGTATCCACGCTTTACCATTCACTTTATCTACCATACGACTGAAACCTTTAACTGTACGTTTACCTTTCGGCTTTGTGTACTTATCGAATTTTTTAGTAACTGGGTTCCATACGTTGATATTGGCAAAGCGACTACCAGCTAACCAACTTGTACTATCTACTGTGTCAAAGTTATATTTCTTTAAGCCCTCAACACTCGTAAAGCCTAAGCCATGTATCTTGGCGTTGTTTTCGTGTGCCACATCTATAAACCACTGTAAATAGTGATAGTGTTGTCGTGCGTATGTTGTGCCTACAAGCCCGCCTACTGCTACATAATCATATTGTTGGCACATGCGGTGAAAGTATTCTTCTCCGCGTTCTCTGTGGAATACTGGGATAACTGGTTTACCTGTCAATCGTTCAATCGTTGCCCTATACTGTTCAACTTTCTTAATGCCTACGACTAAATCAATATCCATTTCTACAAAGTGTTGTATATCCCACTTATTAATAAACGCACAATAGTCACGAACGTATTTCTCAAAATCATCATAAATCAATTTGTCACTAACTTTTGCACTCTCCATATACGTGAACGCGCCACTATCTAAAATAAAAGTCTTGCACTTGTCCGATTTAATATAAGCAAATAACTTCTTTAGCGTCTTGTCTGTGCAATTACGTAAATAATAAAAACTGTCTAGGACGTGTGGAGGCGCTAGTTCATGTAATAAGTCTGGACGTGCAGTCCAACTTGCTAAACATAAACGCGTCATCAATTACCCTCCAAGAAATATTCAACGCTTTGATAAAGGTCTGTCTTTTTATACCCGTCGTTCGTGTCGTTCAATTTGTCATGCACCATTTGTAATAATTCAATAGCTGTGTCTAACTTGCTTTCCCCGTCTTGTTCTTCACGGTTAGGTTGTTTTTCTTCTTCTTCAAAGAAATTATCTATGTTTATATCGTTCACAATATTTTCTATTTCTTCTTCATCAAAGCCAGTAAACGCTAATCTATCTTCTTCTAATTGTTCTATAACATCACGTAACTTATTTCTATCCCATTCGCCCTCTACTTTATTAAGCGCGACATTCAATGCCATTTCATCTTGTTCGTTCATATCAACAACTGATACATCTACTTTGTCATATCCTAAATCTTTTAAAACTGTAAAACGCTGATGCCCTCCTACGATGTTGCCTGTGTGTTTATTCCAAATAATAGGGTCAACGTAACCAAATTCTTCAATGCTGTTTTTAATCTTTTTGTATTCGTCATCATTCTCGTTTAAATCAATACGTGGGTTGTAATCTGCTGGCGTAATGTCATTGATACTCATTTCTTGAATGTTAATCTTTTTCATTGTTTACACTCCTTATCTGTTATCTACGTGTTCTGGGTAGATGTCATGTTGTAACATGCGTTGTTCTGCCATTGTTTCGTATTTAGTTCCCGGTTTACCGTAATTCGTGTAAGGGTCGATTGAAATACCACCTCTTGGCATAAATTTTCCCCACACTTCAATGTATTTAGGTTCCATGAGTTCAATTAAGTCGTTCATGATAATATTCATACAATCTTCATGGAAGTCGCCATGATTACGAAAACTGAATAGGTATAGCTTTAATGCTTTGCTTTCCACCATTTTTACGTCTGGGATATATGAAATATAAACTGTTGCAAAGTCGGGTTGTTCTGTAATCGGACATAGTGACGTAAATTCCGGACAATTGAATTTAACTATGTAATCTCTGTTCTGATGTTTGTTCTCAAACGTTTCTAACACGCTTGGGTCATAATCAAACTCATATTTGTTGTTTTTGTTTCCTAATAATGTAACGTCTTTCATTTCTTTTTTATCTCTACCAGTAGCCATATAAATAAACTCCTTTTAATAAATTGGTGTAATCTTTTTTTTAGCGCAGTATAAACGATATTCTTCGTCGTTCTTGCACATAAGTTGAGCCATTTCGTTGATAATGTTTTGCACACGTGTGCGCTTAACGTTTAATATATTCGCGATATATTGGCATGTATACCCCTCTGTGCGTAACACAAGCGTGACGATGTGTTGATTTTTATGTACGCGTTTAGAACGCTCATCAATGAAATCAATCTTAGCTTGCACGCGTTTTAATGCGCCGTCTTTTAAAAGCAATTGTTCGGCTGCTTTTTGTGTTGGATTGCTTACACCGTTACCATGTGGCATAACGCTTTCTAATCCGTATTGAGCTGCGCCAACGGAAGATGTATTACGCTCTTGTTCATACTCATGTGTTAAACGGTCGCGCATTTCTACGTCTTTTGAGTACGTACGCAACATGCCAATCACATCTTTAGGCGTATATTCTTTCAATTAGTAACCACCTCCTGTTACGTAATTGCCAATATTTAAGTAATCGTAATAAATACCGTTACGACTTATAATTGGACGTTTATTGTCTTTAAACCATGTATATGGAATTGATTTGCGATTATTTTGTAAATAGCCTTTTTTAAGTTGCGCGTATTCGTCTATATTAAGGCGATAAAGTTCGTTATATTTTGTGAATAGGATAAGTAGGAACGCGTTGCCTTTTTGCTTATATGCGTTGATTAAGTACGTTTCTTGGTGTGGCTGTACGCGTGAAAATGGGAAATTTGTTGTTTTCACTTCTTTAGCGTCAAAGGCTATGAAAGTGCCTTGTGAAACGCCTGTGAAATCAACTGTACTCTTTTCTGTATATCGTGCTGTGCCTTTTCTAGTATTGATACTTGTAGGCGTTGGCACTTTGTTAATTAATGCTAACCCGCGTTCAAGATACTGCTTGTTGGATATGTTGATAACTTTTTCAAGAAACATACCTCTATTCTTGTAATTAGTCATAAATGATACCCATTTGCTTTAATGCGTTTGTAATGACAGTCAAAAATTCGTTAGACACTCGAACGCAATTATCGTCATCATCTATGCAATCATCTTCATGTATGTACACATAAGCCTCTAAAATGCGCACATCATCAACATCAATCAACAACGTTAGTCCGTACTGCTCTAATTCATAAGTACCTACAAAAGTTACATCTGGGTAGCCTAATTTATATCCGTCGTTATCCCTTATCCAATGCAACTTACTAAAATCAATATTCAAATAAAAAACTCCTTATCAGTATAGTTGTCTAGGCGTGTAAGAACGATAACCTTTTATAAATTCATGAACTGTCTTTGCTGTTTCATACACCGCTATAACAACGATTGTCTTAATCACTAATTTGCTGATTACTTTCATTTACGTTACCACCTACTAACATATATTTTTATTTTCCCGTATATTTTAACAGTTTACGTTAGTAAATGGAATAAAAATAACCCCATAAGCATGGAGTTATAAATGCATTCGCCCTTGTCATAGAAACGTTTTTATTAAGTTTTAAATTATTTTCGTCGTATGTGTCGTTAAATAGTCACATAAATTATCGTTGTTATATATAGTACCCAAATCAATGTGACAAGTGTGTACATGCCATATCGTAAAACGGGGTTGTTATGTTTCTTTTCTTTTAATTCTCTGAATATGATATGCGTCTGAATAACCATAAAAACAACAAACATAAGCATAAACATAATATATATAGCGTTTAACATTCGTCTGTCACGTCCACATCATCGAGTTTATATTTTTCTTTGTAATTAAAATACACGAGAAGGCCACTCATCGTTACGAGAAGAAACGCAAATATCATTTTGGTGTTATTGTGCCTCTTGCCTTTTATTTTCGCTCTCACGCGTTTTAATTCTTTATATACGTGTTCATTATCTTTGCTTGCTTTTGTATATTCAATAACGCCTCTAGCATTTCTTAGAATACGTCTTAACTCATACTCTCGTTCGTCTAACATCTTATAGCGTTCGTTGATGTCGTAAGTGCGTTCATATAACCACCAAAAAGGATTAGGCCGTTTAATCACTTTGTTTCCTCCCAATTTCTATTACTTTTTAACATCGTTTAAGTGTTCATGATTTGTTTGGTTGAATGTATCAATATCATCTTCACTTTGTAACTTAATGATAATCTGATTAGTAATGTACTTACCTAGTTCATACATAGCGATAGTAAACCAAATTTTTAGTATGCGTTTAATCATTCGTCTGCCTCCTCTACGTTGATTGCTACAATATATTCTTTGTTAATTACCAATTCTTTACTGTTTTCTTTTTCAACCACTAAATAATCATTGTCATCTTCAAAACGACTTATATAGAAATCTATCTCATTGTATAAATCGTATTCTGTAAAAATTAAATGTGTACCGTCATGTAACATTATGTTCATTTGTTCCATTTCACTCACTCCTTATCCCATATATATAATCAGATTTAATGACATCTGGTAAAATATCATAAGTTCGTTCAAATATATCTGGTTTGACTGGATAGAATTCTCCTTTTTTACCTTTAACGATATAGTCGTTTATGGTAGCTGTCATGACACCTTCTAGCGTATCAATATATATTAAATCTTTACCGCTACTGTCATCATGAACAGCTTGTAAATTAGTCCACCTTTCAATCTCGCCTGCACTTACCATATTTTTAAATTGAATAAATTCTATTTCTATAGGTTTCTTTTTAGCCTTATGAATAGTTATGATGCTCACTTCCCAACACCTCTTTTACATTAGTTTCGTATGTTCCAATATTACGTTTTACAAATTCAGCATGTGCCTCTCCGATTTTATCTTTCATAACTTGTCTGAATATACTTTTAAATTCTTTCTGAGTTTTATGAGGTATTTCCAATATTTCTGAACTATCTTTATCAAGTGGTAATAAACAATCAAACTTCATCTTATTAAGTTGCTTAAATCGTTCTTCCATATACGTAAAGTGCATAGCCAATTTTGCATCAGATAATTCTTTCAATTGTTGTTTAGGCATGTTAAAACTCCCAATAAAATTACTCACTTTATCTACTCCTCGTTACTCCATTTTACTTCTCGTTACTTCTCACTACTACTTACCTAATATTCTTTTAATCTCTGCTACTATATCTTTATTCTCCTGTACTTCCGTATGCTCCTCTGTCACTTTCATTTTCAAACTCCTTAACTTCTTTGGGTGTAGGATATACAACTGGCGCTACAACTAACTGTGCTAGTCTTTCGCCTTTTTTTACTGTGATATCTTCATCGCCTATATTGTCTGTGATGATACCTATTTCTTTATGATATGTTTTGTCTATTGTTCCTAGTGCTACACGTAATTTAGTTTTAAGTGATTTACCTGAACGTGGTCTTACTTGTGCCTCATACCCATAAGGAAGATTAATTGCTATATCTGTTTTAACCACTTTAGTTGTGTGTGCAGGAATAGTGATTGTTTCTGATACATATAAGTCCAAACCAGAGTCAAATTCGTTAGCTCGTGTTGGCGTTGTTGCGTTCTCTGATAATAATTTAATTTCTAAAGTGTTAGTCATTTTTATCTGTCCTCCAATTGTTTATGTAATAAAGCTATATCTTTAATAAGTTCATCACGTTGCTTTTTGTATTCGTCACGTTGTTTTTTAACTTTCTTTAATCTCGCATTCACTACACTGACATGAAATTGTGTTTCTGCGTTCATCTCACCAACTCCTCACATATCTCATCAAACGTTTGAATACCTCTACCGTCAGTAATATCCATAATCACGCCATACACATATTGATTGATGCTGAACTCCATTCTGTCTTGTTTGTCTGGTATATGACCTGTTCCTTGTCTGATGTCAGTACATTGAACGTAAATCTTAATATCCTTCTCACTTGTTCTTTTAAGGTGCTGTGCATACCCCATTTCGCAAATCGTACCCTGTGCATGTGATAAGTAGTCAAATATCATTACACCGCTTGTTTCCATGCCTAATGTATCGTTAGCCACAATACGTTCTGCTAGTTTATCCTGCTTAGCATTTTCTTTATCGTTAATGTCTTTATCGTCATGTGGTGCGTACACTTTAAAACCTAATCGTTGTAACTCTTGTTTCTCCCACTCACGTCGCATTTGTTGTCCTAAACTTAGCATGTCTCCGCCTAAATAGATCATTGTTTCTCCTCCTCTACGCTTGCGTATCTTCACTACTTAAAAAATTATATTCACTATCAATTCTATATTGCTTAATTTCTTCAAATTCAGTTTTTGAAATTTCAATGCTATTGTCATTGCTATCATATATCGTATATAAACCGTCTGTGTTGTTTTCTTTTATTTTAAACATGTTATTACCCTCCGTTAATTTTCATGTCGTTTATGACGTTTTCAAAGTCGTTTGTGCCGTCTTTATAATCCATTTTGCGCAACATTTTAGAATACATTTCATCGTAAGCATGTAAATACAATTCTGTTTCTGAGTTTTCTTCACTTTCCATGAACTTGCGCCTGTTGAATATAAACTCCGTAATCATTTCATCTTTGAGGTTTTTCCATTGTTTCTCATATTTAATTTTAGGCATGTTTACGCCTCCTTAATAATGTATTCATCATCTAGGTTGTAGCCATTCTCTAATAACTTAACGATTTGCTTTAACTGATACTTGCCTGCGCTATCATCAAAGTTGTCTTTGTCTAAGTTGCCTGTTTTATTTTTGTTAAGTAAGTCATTCGCTTGATATAAATACTCACGTATTGTCATTTAACCACCTCACACATTCCATTTAGAATTAGGTTTAACTAATCCTGCTTGTTTTAACTCGTCGCTCAATAGCTTGTAACCGTCGTCGGTAGGATAATAGACGTTAGCAAGATAACGCCCGAAATTATCAGCTTTATACGTCTGTACCAGTATTTCTTTGCCTAGTACCGCACGCGCTGTGAATTGTTTCGCGTCATCAAAATGCTCTTGTCTATGCTCTGGTGTGTCTACATCTAACACACGTAAATGTCTATCTTGGTATGTGTCAAAGCCTAGCGATAAACGACAAGCGATTGTATCGCCGTCTATCACTTTGTAACAATCAGCTTTGAACGTGTATAACTGCTCTAATATGTGCGAATAATCGGCCATATATAAAACTCCTTAAATATAGTCAAAAATGTTTGATTGCTTTTCTGGTAATTCTTCTTCGTTGTATAACTCAAAGTGTTCTTTAAACGTTTTTAAATCTTTGATGTTGCCACGCCTTGAGATATGTTGTAAGGCCGTGTTTTCAATACCTTTGATAATAAATATATGATTGCTTTCTTTTTTAACATCGGCCATATGTTCGTGATTTCTGTTATATAGTGCTACAACTTCCATAACTTAGTCCTCCGTTTGATACGCAATGTTTGCATGCTCACATAAGTCGTTAACAAAGCCTGTTTCTCTATATGTGTTTACAAGTTCATCAATCACATCTTTAGTCATGTTAGGCTCATCTAATAAGAAAAAGGCTTTTAACACGTCCTCATAACTAAACTGTTGTTGTGTAACGTAATTGAACAATGTCGCCCACTCGTTCACATCGTTGTCGTATTCAATTGTGTAAATAATTACGGGGTGCTTAATGCCAGTAGGTGTTACATTTTCCGCTGTTGTAACGTCAATGACACGCCCGTTAGTACGGGCTAAAAAGTTATTCACTAATTCCTCAAGTTGTGCCATTTCGTTTGCTGTGCCTTTAATTAATTCAATCTGACGCATGCTTCATACTCCTCATCTGTAATAAAGTTTTTCATCATTTGTCCGAATAATAACTGTGCGTAATCAATAGACTGTTGTCGTTTGTTATTGCGTTTGTTCATTGCCTCGATTTCCTCGTCAGTGTATAAATCACTTTTAAGTTCGCCATATTTCTTAGTTACGGCCTCATTCATCGGTACGCCTTTTTCTAATCTGTCTTGTACAATCTCATAATTGAGTTTCTTTCCTTTCATACTGTAATACTGCGATGGTGTCATTTTGTGCGTTTCGTTATTAGCGTAAAAGTTTTTAAAAATGTTGTGGCCGCTACTTCTAAACGTGCTATCTAAAAACAACGCGTTATCTTCACTCCAACCTAATTTAAGTCTGCGGCTATATGTTTCTACGCTCACGCCGTTGCGTCTTAGTATTCCCTTTTCTGTACTTGATAAATTGATTTTCATTTTATATTCCTCCGTTAATTTTATATCACAAATTCACAAAATGCGTTAGTTAGGTTTAAATATTTAAATTGTGTACAATCAGAACGGGAGGTCATCATCTTGTATATCAATTGGTCCGTTAGCATTAGCGAACGGGTTATTTTGTTGTTGATTGTTGTTTTGTCTCTGTTGTTGCCAACCGTTCTGCGCTTGCCCTTGTTGTTGCGGTACATTGTTCGCGTTTTGTTGGTATGAACCCTGCTGTTGTGATTGTTGGTCGTTTTTGTTTGCTGCAAATAATGTATTTGCGTCAAAGTTACCAACGATCAACTGCATACCGAAATTTTTACTTCCGTCATCTCTAGTAAAGTTGTTATTTTGCATACGGCCACTGACTGTTACGAAATCGCCTTTGCTTGCGTAATTGGCAATAAATTCAGCTGTGCCACCAATGGCTAAACATGGTATAAAATCACTGTCGTATTCGCCTGTCTGTTTGTTTTTGAAATCACGTTGTACTGCAATATCAAAAGACAATACACTTCTTCCGCTTTGCGTTTGTTTTAACTGTAAATCTTTAGTTATGCGCCCTGTGTAAATTGCGTAATTCATTATAATTGTCCTCCAAATGATAATTGATGTTGTTGTCCTAAGAACTTGTTGATAAAATATTCTTGTCCTTTTGGCGTAACTTTCGTTGTGCGTGTAACTTCTGGGCTACCGTCAGCGTGTTGTCTTACGCCTTTTTTAATTTCAAATACACCTAAATTCATACTTTTTTGAGTTGGTAAATTCCAACTTTCCCCTTTTCTTTTAGTTAAATAACCATTTTCACGTAACCATTCAAATAACTTGTAAGGTCCAATATGATAGCCTTTTTGTGTGATGAGTTTGGCTAACTCTTGTACTAGAATTGAATTATTACTTCCTGCTAATGTGTCAGCGAATAAGACTTTCGGCTTTTGACTTTTTATAAGTCTTAAATGTTGTTCGTTTTCTTGTGTTAAGCGTTCATTTTCTTCTTCAATATCAAGCGCAAGTCTTAATAAATCTTTACGACTGTAATCCTCGATAGGGTTTTTAAATGTTGTGCCGTTTTTATACGCTTTTTCCACTTGTATGAAGTATCTTCTTATTTTCTTACCAATCTCAGTACGCTGTATCATAGCTAGTTCTTTTGACATATCAAGCGTCATAATGTGGTCGACTTGTTCATAAGTACGAAGTCTTTTTTGACTTTGTACTTTTACACTTTGAATAATGTAGTCCACGTTTCCCTCAAAACCATACTCAATCATGCGTTTTATCCATTTATCATATTGTGTTCCAATTCCTAAAGCATAATGTAATTGTCTGCCACTAACTGCTATTTCTCCGTTCTCGTTTTCTTTGATTTCAATTAAATCTTTAACATCATTCATTTTGTTTCTCCCTTTCCGTTTCCATTGCTTTGTAAATACGTTCTATTGTGTCAATCTTGCCTGCATAATCTGTACGTCTGTAAAACTCTGCAAACGTTTGTAGTGCTATATTGCGTGTTACTTCTAAATTTACGCCGTATTTGTTATAGAACTTATCGCGTTCACTGTTAGGTGTAACAATAGCGTTGTTTAATAAGCCATAAACGCTTAATGTGTTGTTTTTGTCTACAATTGCAACATTAATCAGTGTATATAATTCGCTAGCGTCATAATGCTTAATATTTTCAAGCAAAAATCTTATATCTTCTCTATCGCCGTTTAACTTGTCATCAATCATTTCTTGTTCAAACTGTGAAACTGCTTTAATTACATCCATCTCTCTAATCCTTTCAACTCGATGTAGCTTATTAAAATATCAATTACAAACTGTCTGTATTCTTTCAATATCGCGCTGTTTAACTTCTCTTGATACTCAGTAGCTAAACGTTCTAACGTGTATGTCACTGCGTCTACAAGCGGCGTTCTAAAGTTGTCGCTTACTAAATCAACAACGTTTTTCCACTCGTAAGTGTTTAATTGATTTTTGAAGTAATCGTAATCAGTGTTAAAACGCTCCACTTCGAACGTCTCTATAAATTCATTTGCTAGTTCTTCAAATTTACTCATCGTCATCGTTCTCAAGCGCCTCAATAAGATTTGAAATTGCTACATCGTTATACATCATTCCGATTTCTGCTAACGGTGTAATATCTTCGTTGTTATCGTAAAACGCTTGTTCAAACAATGCTTTGCTACCTCTCATCATTTGTAGTGAGTGCATGCCCTCTCTTGTGTCATCTGCAACATTCACATTCATTATTCTTGCAATTTTAAGACCTAACTCGTCCTCGCCTCTTTGTATAAAGTTATCAACTTGCTTTAACATCTTTTGTACCATTTGTGTAAATTCTTCTGACGTTGCATTTTCTAAATCAATATCTTCAATTCTCATATTCAAAAACTCCTTTTTTAATCATTGTCTACGGCTTGTTGTGTAAAACTGTTCGGATCGTACTGTTGCATTTCGTTAAATGCGTCTATAAACGGCATTATTTTTCTGTCGCCTCTCATTGCGATTGCTAACATTTGCGGTCTACCGTCTAGTGTTGATATACCGCTTAAATCTTTTGCTTTTCTTAAATCTCTTTCGTGTATCGCAAACATAACCATGCTGCTTACTTGATATTGCGTGTTGTCATTGATTTGTTCTATTAAGTCGTACACTTCATCGAGTTGATCGTGAACCATATTTAGTAATGTGTCGCGATCGTAATTTTTTAGTTCTTCACTATTTATCATTTTCAACCTCCAAAGTATCTAGGTATGCTAACAAACTATCCATTGCTAATTGTCTATATTCCTCTAATAATAAATGATCGTTAGTTTCTTGATATTTTGTTGCCAAACGTTTAATTGAAAATTGAATGATGTGGCTTAAATCGCTCTCAAGTGTTGATTGCACGACAGAAATAACATCGTCGTATTCGTAAGTGTTGAGTTTTAATGCGTAACTGTCAAAATCTGTATCTACTTTATTTTCTTTGTAATCTTTAACTAATACATCTAAAAATTCTGTTTGAAATTTATTCATCGTTCATATCCTCCTAATTTAAATTCTAAGGCGTCTCAGCCTTTCGTATTTAAACGAAAATGTTTTTTTGGTATTATTTATCTTTTAAGACTTTTAAAGCTCTGTGCGCATTTTATTTTTAAAATTTGTTAGTTTTGAATATATAACTCATTAAAAAGCGTTAGTTAACGTTATGCTTGTATCTCTCTAATAGCTTGCGAATGCGTTTGTTTAAATGCCTCACGTTCTAATAGATACATAAGATATTCTTCATCGCCGTTCGCGTATTCAATAAATTTTTGCGCTCTTATTTCGCTGCAATTAAATAATGCTTGTATATTCTCGTTTGTTACCATGCGTCTTGCTCCCTGTAATCCTTACCGATAACTTTCACACGTCTTGCATTGCTTTTCATTCTCGAATTAATGCGTTGCCAATCTGTACTCTTTTTCAATTCTTTATCAGTGAAGTTTGTTGTAAATATATTATTCTTACCTACACGATTATCCACGATACTAAATAATTTAGTAAGTGTATGGTTAGTATCATCTACGCCTACATCGTCCAATATAAGTAAATCAATTCCGCTTAATAGCTTTACAAGTTCGTCAGTTGTTTCTTCAGCGTCTTTGTTATACGTCGCTTTAATTCTATCCATTAGCTTAGGTATGTGCATAAAAGCGACCGTATAGCCCTGTTTCTTTAATGCCTTTGCTATAGCTACGCTTAAATGACTTTTCCCAGTACCGTACGAGCCTTGAAATATAATCGTTCTAGGATTGTCTAAAGAAAAGTTTTTAACGTACTCAATAGCTGTTTGCTTTGCGTATGCCTGTTCATTGTTTTGTGGTACATAACTTTTAACAGATACGTCTTTCAGTGCTTGGTTAATGTGCGATTGATTAAATATGCTGTTAATTTTGCGTTGTTTATTACGTTGCCTTTCTTGTCTGCCTAATTCCTTAATCGCGCAATCACAACCGTGTCTAAACTCATAACCGTTATCAAACTTAAACCAATCGTAATAACGGCCACAATTTTCACAATATAAGTTTGTTTGTTCTTCAACGATTGCGTGTTTAGGTTTAAAGTTCTTTGTTATGTCTTGTAGTGATTTCAAATTTAAAACCTCCTAATCCCAATAAGATAAATCAGTCTGCATTGCGTGCATTTGTTCGTCTGCGCTGTCATATCCGTTGAATTGTCCTTTGTTGGAATTGTTTTTGTTTTCCCAATGTTTACGACGCGCTTTAACTTCGTCGATTGTTTCATTCTTGTACTTGTCAAAGTTACTAGAATTGAATAACGTGTCAGGCTTTAAGTATGTTTTCATGCTGTCGTTATCTAACCAGTCAGCTACTTTAACATCAATTACATGTTTAAAGTCGTCTAGCGTGTTGCCTTCGTTATATCTACCGCTAATTAATTTTTTAGTTTCTTTAGCTTTAGGGCTAAAGTTTTTTCCTGTTTTTTCATTCAAGTAGTCTACAACCTTTTTGTAAGGTATTTTGGTTTTTTTCGTGTTTTCCTCACTTCTACCCTCTTTATCTCCGACGTTAGATTTATCGTTTTTAAAATTTCTCAACTCTTTGTAATAAGGGTCTAATATATAATAATTATTTCGCTTTCCACTGCTTACGTTTTCTTTTTCTACATGTAAGTATCCTTTTTCTTGCAATCCTTTAATCGCTTTAGAAATAGTAGCGCTAGAAAAATTTAAATCTTCAGTGATTTTGTTAAAACTAGGGAATATCTTATTTCCTGTTTGCCCAAAGGTTTTTAGATATAGCAAAAACCTAAGTTCGCTATTAGTTAATTTAGAAATTATCAAGTCGTTATACGCTTTAACAAAAAAGCGTTCATATTTTTGTGTTTCGTCATATATTCTATCGTTGCTCATAAGTACACCTCTTTTGTTTCGATTGTTTGCCAAGCGCCGTTATTAATCTAGTTAATTAATCTAGTTAATTAATCTAGTTAATATTAATCTAGTTAATTAATCTAGTTCTACTTTAGTTTCTAAAGTAAGGTACTTTAGTTTCTAAAGTAAGGGTACTTTAGTTTTTAAAGTAAGGTACTTTAGTTTTTAAAGTAAGTTCAAGCGTCTTACTAGCTTACTTCGCTTTTTAAAGTAAGTTTTTTTAAATTTTGTTTCTCTAATTTATTTCTCATTATTTTTATTGTTTCAACAGCACATTTACTAGGGGCATTGAATATTTCACTACCTGTAAATCTAAAAAATATATGCATTGTAACTGAAACCACGTTCATCGTGTGTGCGTTTTACAGTTAAATATCCATTTTCTTCAAGTTGTTTACGATGTTTTTTATAACGTTTGTCGCTAATTTGTAAATCTTCACAGATTTCAGAAACGCTTATCCCGTGTTCGTTTACTTTTTGATTAGTTGAAAGATAAAAATAAATTGCTTTCGCCTCAATGCTTAAATTTTTATCTTCAAAAACTTTTTCAATAATGTTTTTAGGTCTACTCATCGCTTAACCTCCTCGAAAATATCTTCAACACTAACACCTAATACTTCAGCGATTGCTTTAGCACGTAATTTAGTTGTGCCTACTCTCCTAGCGCTAATTGTTATAATAGTTTGATAGTGTGATTCTGTTTTTTCGGCCAACTCTTTTAAAGATGTACCTTTTTGTATTGTTGCTACTTTAATAGCGTTCGGTTTTGCTTTATAATGTTTTGCTTTTGTCATTGTTCATAACTCCTTTTGTTAATTTGTATATTTAATATAACACCTTATGTTAGTTTTGTATATAAAAATTAATAATAAATGTTAGTAATATTACACATAATATTCAGAAATGCCCGAACAACACCGTCCACACCAATAAAAAATTTCATAAAAAAAGACCACTAACAAAAGTTAGCGGCCTCATTGTTACATTATTTGCGCATTGGCTACGCAATCAAAGTGTATCATAACGCTTTTAATTTAACGAATAAGCGCTCAAATTCGTTCGTGTTCTCATCTATCCATGTATCTAGTTCACGTTCTAAATCTATCAATAAATCATCAAGAAACATCTCATCAATAATCAATCTATAGTAAATCACTTCGTTTGAGTTAACGGGGGATATAGTAAACCGTACCCCGTTATCTGTTAACTCAATATCTTTCACAAAGTCAAAACCTCTGTGATTAATATACGTTGTGCTGTGTGTCTTTGTAATGCTTTTGTATTGTGTTGTAAATGCCATTATTTATTATCCTCCGTATCATAATCAGTAACGTCTATAATCGTGCTATCATCATTAAACTCAAAATTGTTCTCATCACTTTGTACAGCCTCACTCATTTCAACAGACTTAGGCGCATATTTAAGCACGTCTTTAATCACTGTTTTAAGTGCCATTGCGTCAAAATTCGTATTCCATACACTACCTTTACGTGTGTACTGCTGTTTGTGTAACTCCATTTTTTGTCGGCTCCAGTAAACGAAATGCACACCGCCATTAGTTAATTTGTAAAATGCGTAATAACCTACCGGCTCGCCTTTTTGTACTTGTGCCGGTACGTGATTTAATTTCTCGCTTGTACCGTACTGATATTCAAAGAAATCATCTTTGTATACAGACATAGCAAAGATTTTTTGGTACATACCCGAACGATGTGCCAATTCTAAAAGACCCATGTAACCAATCTGTAAGTTAACAATTGTCGTGCCACTTTTTCTGTCTTTGTACGGAATTAGATACGCGTGTCCTAGATTTGTATTAGGCTCTAAACCTAATTGTGATGTTTGCATTAAAGCACCTAAAAATGATGTAGGGTTGTTCAAAATAACTTCAGTAAGTTGCGGATTACTGTTTATCGCACTTAACGCAATTCGTGTCATACGTTCATGCGACATGTGTGCCGGTAACGCTTTTTGTATTTGTGGTTTCATCTTCTCTAGGTAGTTGTTTGCGATTGTTCTAGGGTTGGTACTTTGTACTTCGTTCTTTTTCGTTTCCTCTTTTTTAGTTAAATTATTTTTAAAATCATTTTGTGTAGCCATTGTTTAAATTCCTCCGTATATTTATTTACCACTAAGAAAGCGTACAAGCAACGTTTTTATTTTTAGGTATTATTTATCCTCTCGAACATTGTCGCTTTATATTCGCTTTCTAAGTTAGTTTAGAATTGATTTTTAACACTTAGCGTTAGTTAGCGTTACATTTCTGATATTTTAAATACTCTACTTTCACTTTGTTTCATATATTTTTTAGCTAACTCTGGATTGTCTTTTTCAAATCGTTTCTTGTCGAACGTGTTACGCTTTTGAGGTTTCCAAGTCACTTTAAAATTTTCGTTTTCGCCCTGCTCATTCTCTCCCATATACTCACGTAACTTATTCTTTATTTCTCTTTCGTCGTCATCTAGTTGTTTACGCTGCTTTCTTATCGCATTCCACTGCTTGAGTAAATCACCTTGCGTCTCTCCAAAGTTTACACTCTCGGCTTTCGTATCCTTCCACATATTGTTAAGTGCTTGCTCAGACGCCTCGCTGCCGTCAGCTTTCGGCGGCACACCTTTTTGTACATGTTCATTCCAAAACTCGATTTCTTTTTCTAAAATGCTTTGTATAACGTCATCATCACGTTCTATAACTTCCCACTGAAAACCACTGTTACCAAACAATACAGCAATATAAACACGTTCAGCACCCGTAACTAACATGTAGTGATAACACTGCGCCATGTAGCTACCCGGTACATTTCCGTCAATCCATTCCTTACGTTTAAACTCACTTGCTGTTTTACATTCAAGAATAGCGTTCTCACTTACTAGCACCTTATCCACGTTTGCACTTAAAAAGTCGTATTCTGGGTGGTACATCATATAATTATGATTACGTACTTTTTTACCTGTTTCCTTTTCAAATAGCTTAGCGACCAAATCTTCATTCCAATTACCAAATACAACCGGCAACTTCTCGCTAATATCTTCTTGCTCAATAATGCCTAGCTTTTTGTTATATAACGACAACGGGCTTTCATATTTGTTCATGCCTAGTATTGCGCCGCAATCACTACCACCGATTGACTTTGTTCTAATCTTTAACCAATCCTCGTTGCTCATGTTCTTAGTTCTAACTGATGGTATATTTTTCTTTAGTGACAATCTCAACACTCCTCTGATATAATACATATATATATTTAATTTCTAAAACGTCTCACACATAATACTTAGCAAATTTTTCAACGTCTATTCTGTCACGGTAGACGTTGTTTTTTTATTCCATTTCACGATCGGCGCGTAAATCTTCGTTATAATCTTCTTCAAAGTAACCAAACTCATTGCTCTCATCTTCAGCGCTTTCGTACCAGTCAAAATAGTTTCTAGTCTGATAATCTTTAAAACTCATCTGTTTTACTCCTTTTCTGTTATTAATTATTTATCTTTTAACATTTAGCGTTAGTTTAAGCGATAAAACGTTGTTCTAATTTACGTATAACATCACTTTTCTTATACTCTGTTACCACTTTGTCTTTGATACATACATTCACTACGAAAGTAGCTGTTAAAACGATGATTACCAAAGCGAACATGAAGTAAGTAGCGTCTTGTAAAACCAAATTACCCAAAATACTACCGCCTAAAATAGTCGTAAATGCACTTACCATACTTAATAAGTCATATTGTCTGTTAGACATAAATTTCAGCCTCCAATTCTTTATCACTTTCCCAAAATAAATCGTTAAGTGTTACACCAAAATGATTAGCTAGTTTTAACATCTCTCCGTATCTGAAATCTTCATGCCCTAGTTCTTTATCACTGTAAGATGAAAGCGAAATACCAATAATGCTCGCCATTTCTTTTTGCGAAATTTTATTCGCTTGTCTAATATTTCTTAATTTATGAAACATATTCATACCTCCGTCACATTTATATAACAATTGTGTTAGTTTCCCGTAAATTTATAACAAAAAGCGTTATATTGTGATATAAAATACTTAATTAAACAAAAGTTAATTCGCGTTGATTTAAATACAACCTAAAATAATCTTCTATATTTCCACCAAGTTCACAAGCTATCTTCTCAGCAGCCGTTACAGACGACTTACGCCCGTTATATATCTGGCTGAAGTAGTTTCTTGTAATACCTACCTTTTTAGCAAATTCGGTGTGATTGATATTCTGTTTATTTAAAGAAATCATAACAGCGTCCTTTTTAACAATCGCGTACACTTCAGCGCCTCCTTTTGTTTATTTAGTTTCAAATTATTAAACGTTTGTTTAACAATTTATATTAAACACTTTAAACTATTTGTTAAACATTGTAAACAGTTTATTCAACATTTTTTAACTAAATTCTTAAAATCTGTTACTTTTTAAACTATACTAACGTTAGGTGATGAACAAATATGAGCAATAAAAAGGCAAGAGAAAAAGCAAATAAAGAGTTTACTGATTTCTTATTACACACACGCAAAGATAGAAAGCTAACACTTAAACAAGTTGCGTATAAAACTGGATTATCTCACACGTACATCTCACAACTAGAACGTGGCTTGAGAGCAACGCCAGTGCCCGAAGATTTACGTAAACTCGCTAAAGGTCTACGCATAGACTACAACCATCTTATGGAGTTAGCCGGCTACATTGAAGTAAAGAAAGAGGAAACTAACGACCCTCACGGTATCTTAATGTTCAGCGATCAAGAAAGTTTCGACAACTTACCTCAAGAGCAAAAAGATATAATCTTAAATTCTTTACGCGAACAAGCCGACTTCATGATTGAAAAATACAAACGCGGCAGAAACTAAAAGAAAAGAGGCTAAAAACAAATGAATGTAGGTCGAAATATTAAGGAATTTAGAAAATTAAGAGGCATGACACAGTTAGAATTAGCTGTTAAAGCTGATATTTCATCTCAAGTTATTTCAAATATAGAACGCAATTACTCACAACCTAAACAATCACAATTAGAAAGTTTAGCAAAGGTTTTAAATTGTCAGATTTCTGATTTAATTGTAGAAAACGATGTAGATTATGAAAAAATTATGTTTAGTGATAAAAAGGCGTTTGACGCCCTACCGAAAAACGAAAAACGACGCATTTTGAACAATTTGCAGGAGCAAGCCGATTTTATGATAGAACGTGCAAAACAGAACAACCAATGACACCATTAGGCCAACTCTCACAATGAGTACGTTTTCGGAATTTATAGGAAAGTGAGAGATTGAATATGTATATAGAAAACAAAGTTAATCATTTAATTCATGAGTTATCAACGAATGACGTTGATTTCAGTATTGACGGCATTTCAAGTTTCTTAGGCATATTTGTAACATATAATGAACATATGTCGTGTTACTTGGAATACCGCAAGCACTCATTTATCTATATTAAAAAAGGTACGCCTCGTGAAATGTGGGAAGATTTCACGCACGAATTAGGTCACTACCTTTTGCATGACACCGATCAACGAAAAACAAACGATATGCTTAACTATAAGCAAGAAAATGAGGCAGATAAATTTTCACTATTGTTCAGAATGCCACAACAAATTATTGAGGACTATGAATTGTTTAGTGAAAATGAAGTCATGTCTTTTTTTAATGAAGTCAAAGAGAGTGCAAGAAAGCGACTTGAGTTGTTATATAACTATTACTGTGCAACAAGTCCTGTAGGTTAGGTGTAATAATGTCAGTACACAAAGACAAAAACACTGAAAAATGGTTTTATCAACTACGATATAAAGATGTAGACGGCAAAAATAAACAAACTAGACGGCGCGGCTTTGAGAAGAAAAAAGACGCGCAAAAAGCCGAACGTCAATTTATTGATAGGTTAAAGGCACTCAAAAACGGGGAAAGTGATTATAATTTAACTTTTGAAGAAATTGCAAGAGCCTATATGACTTACTCCGTAGGCCGCAAAAAAGAGCGTACGATTGAAATACAAAACAACCTTATCGAAACTGTTCTAATTCCTTACTTTAAAAAAATGAACATTCACAAAATAAGTCCACGTGATATTGATGATTTCTACCGCTCAATTATAGATAGATACACCAATAGTTCAATGAAAAACATTCGACGAAACTTATCAGCAATTATGAATTTTGCCGTTAATTTCTATAAATTAGAAAAGAATATTGTGAATATTGT